GGGCCACAGGGGAGGAAAAGAACCCCCGCCCCGGCGGGGGGGGGAGGGAAGAGGGGTGTCAATGAAAAAGGACTATCGGCAGCATTGGAGGTTCCAGGAGCTGTACCGCAGTTGGGACAACGACATGAAAGATTGGTACAACTCGACAGAGGAGTGGTTCCAGAAGGAGTACGCAAAAAGAATTTGCTCGATAAGATTTAATCGGGAACATCGAAACAAGGTCATGTGCTGTGCAGTTCTTATGATGTTAGGATTTTCGGTTCTGTTGCTCATAGCTGGCTGTATTTGCACCATATTTGCATGAGCAATGAGATAGTCGAGATTATTAACGCAGCGGCAGAAATGCAGATTGCAATCCAGTTGCGAAGCTCCGGCCAAAAGTTTTTCCGGCGATTAAGCCAGTACCTTGAAACCATGAAATCAACGGACCGATAAGCGTTTTCAATCCAGTTCCCGTCCTGATTGATTCCATTGGATGGGAAACGGTCATCGACGCAAATCTTAATCAGACCATAAGTGTAGAGCGTTTTGATTCTCTTGTTTTCTCTTGTGGCTTCATTGTACGGATACCCTTCCCGCTCGATTCGCTTAAGTAGTCTGCGTTCCAGAAACGAGAGAACAATTGAATCAATGTCTGTGTGCATTTGCTATTCCTCCTTTTCCATGATTGTATCGCGTCTTAAGAAGAAATCACAAGCCGGATCAGTCCTTTTGGGGCAACAAGAATTAGTGATGTAAGGAGATGAATCAATGAATATCAGCTACCGATACATTGACCCGGATATGATTTTTACAAACGACCGTGAGGAAGTAATTAGCAGTATTCAAACCGGAGAATGGGACTGCGCGCTCTGCCCGCAAATGTTTGGTAGTGAATATGGATGCTACGGACTTTTCATTCCAGATAAGCCGCAAAAGAGAACGCGAGAAGAAGCCGAGGAGCGGCTTTCAGGGATTGAACAGTCTGGCCGAAAGGCATTCAATAATGAGCCTTTTAATCCTGACAGCTTTTCGGATAAACTGCCGGAGTGTCTTTATCCCAGTCAAACCGGGATATTCTAAAAATCCAGGAGTACGACCAGAATAGTGCAACAGTTTGGCAATAAATTGGACTTTTCGGGAGGTGATACAACATGAGCACAGCAAAAGAAAGATTTGATGCATTTCCTTCTTACGAAAAAGAAGTAAGAGAGCGTCTTGGTGATGAAGGAGCCGACAAGGCAAACGCCATCATCGCTATCCTTCAAATCGGGGACCAACGGAGCGTGGCGTATTCAAAAGCCATCCTCGCCGCGGCGGAGATGGCTCTTGAACGGAGGTCTACTTTTCCGAGCGATGAAACAGGTCAGTAAGGTCTCTTTTTGATCTCGACCTTTGCGAGTTCTACTGGACGCGACAAGACTTTCTGATAGTTCTCCCAAAACTTATCAAAAATTTCCTTGTCGTCCCCGGTCACTCCACACAACCGGGCCAGTGCAACGATAGCCGCATATTGATTTTTGATTTCCACACTTTCACCTCCTTCCCCACCGAAAGTATATCACAGCAGGGGACAGCGGTAAACGGGCTCAGACTACTTCGGCGCAGCCGTAGATGAGCTTCTTGCAGATGATGGAGGTGATAAAAATTAAGTTCTTTGAGCGTTTCCGAATAAAAATTCATAGAAAACATCAGCCAGCTAGAAGAGCCGCCGAGAACACATAACATATCTCCACTCTTCATCACACTCAATCCAAAAGCCTCTATACAAATGCTGATCGCCAACAGCGTTTGCTCGGCGGCTTTTCTGGCTGGCTGATACAAAAAGGCACAAAAAACGAAGAAAAAGAAACCCTCCCCTAACGGGGCGGGAGTGAGGATGGGAGGTGAAACGGTTGTTTCAAAGCAATAGAGCATTAAGGAAAAGGATTTCAGAATTAGAGGCCGATTTAGCGTTGGAACGGTGCAAAACCCAAATCGCTGAGGAAAGCGGCCTTGCCAAGTGCAAGGGAGTTATTTGCAAGACTTGTAGTCATGCGGTTTCGATAGAAGGGCCTTTTGGGCGAAATCAGATAATCGGATGCGATATAAGTACGAACTGTAAGAACTTTAGCCGCAGAGGAAATTGCTGTTGCGAAATATAAAACTCGCCCCTGATGGGGCGGGCATAGAAAGCAGGAGAACATATGAAAATTAACCTTAAAAGAATCGGTCCTGCGCTTATTGCAGGAGCTCTGGCTCTTACAATCGCTGGATGTACTGAAGCTAATAGAGTATCTTACAACCTGTCACAAGAGGCGGATAACTTTAACGATATCCGGCAGCTAACAGTTATCAACTGCCTCCAGGGCGATGTTCTGTTCCAAATGACCGGTAAGATGTCTATAACAGCGGATGTGGACGATAACCAATTAGAGGTCATTGTTGAGGATATTGACGGGAACTACAAAAAGCACTTTGTCGGCCTAAGCGACAATGTAACCTATGTGGTAGAGGATATAACCGCCGGCGACGTTGATCGCTATCAATACACACTCAACTTTAACCCAAACATGTGGATTCCAGTTCAGCCCGGCTATGTAGATTAAAAATCGCCCCGGCCGGTTTCCGACCACCGACCAGGGCATGACACCACGTAAACGCGCTACGAGGTATCGGAGACAGTATATCACATCCTCCGGCCTCTGGCAAGAAAAGGAGGATTTTTTATGACCAAAGATGGGCAGCTCAACGAGAGCAGCACGAAGCGGGAGATTGAGAACCGCTTCAACAACGCCCGGCGCGTCATGGACGACCTTTGCCGGGCCTACTACGGCATGACATGGGACGAGCTTGTAAAAACTCTTGGAAAGGATGGCGGGAACAATGATCGAAACACTGAATGCAGTTGAGGCGACAGAAATTCTCCGAAATGTTGGGCTACGAATTTCCCCGGAAACTGTCCGGGACGGGATCCAGCAGGGAGTATTCCCTTTCGGGGATTGTGTTATGTCTGGCGGGAAAGTCAAGTGGTGTTACATCTATCGGAATCAGCTGGATCGATGGATTGCAGAAAAGGAGGCGGCTTTCACATGACACGGGAAGAACGAAAACGCCGGCGCGCGGGAAGGCTGCGTTTCTGGATCATGCTGGCGGCCTGCCTGATCGTAACAGTGGCGGCAGCCTCTACGATGGTTCAGGCTGCAGCGGAAAGCTCCCAGCCTACGGCAGAGGAGTATTTGCAGGAGATCGGAGCGGAAAACGCGCAGCGCGCGGCTTTGGCAGATCTTTATAAGGAGTGGGAAGATGGAAACAATTGAGATTCAGCGCAAGGAACTGAACGGCGCAAAACCGCTGTGTTACGGATATAAAGCAGTCAAATGGGACGGCGGAACGAAGCAGAGGTTTCGATATGGAGAAACAGGGGAAAAACTTGAAGGTAAAATATTCCGTGTAGATGGAGATATAAATGCTTGTAATTGGGGCCTTCATTTTTCAAAAGATCCTGCTAACGTTTTTAACTTTTATGAACCGTTAGGCTATAATCGCTATTTTAAAATTGCAGCATATGAAAATATTGTCGATACGTCGGATGGATTAAAAACGGTTGCACAATGCATCGAGTTTGTTGAAGAATATGATCTCATGCAATTTATAAATCTGATAAAACAGTTTGATCGTTCCGGCACCGCAGTCAGCAACAGCACCGCAGTCAACGACAGCACCGCAGTCAACAACAGCAACGCAGTCAGCGGCAGCAACGCAGTCAGCGGCAGCAACGCAGTCAGATACAGCACCGCAGTCAACGACAGCACCGCAGTCAGCTACAGCGCCGCAGTCAACGACAGCACCGCAGTCAGCGGCAGCACCGCAGTCAGCGGCGGCACCGCAGTCAGCAACAGCACCGCAGTCAACGACAGCACCGCAGTCAGCGGCAGCAACGCAGTCAGCTACAGCGCCGCAGTCAACGACAGCAACGCAGTCAGCGGCAGCACCGCAGTCAACGGCAGCTATGGAATTCGAAATTGCAGAGGGGTTTTTAGTTCTTTGTTTTGTTCAAATAAAGATGGAATTTCTCACTATATTTTTAATAAGAAGTCAAATAAATCTCGTGTAAAAGAAGTTTTGTGTAAAATCAGAGAGTTTAATTGGATACCAGAATTTTCAAACTGGTATGGGATCAAAGGGAATAAAGAATGGTGGGCGTTTTGCTTCCCTCAACTGCAATATGTTGATAATGATATAGCTTGGAGTAAAATTCCTCCAAATATGCTTGACTATATCAAAGCACTCCCTGAATTTAATGAAGCCGTATGGAAAGAACTCACAAAGAAGTAATTTTAGTCATTTCAGAGAAAGGGGAAGAGAACCATGCGAAAAAGTAAAATCTATCGGGAAGCGGCAGTTTCTGTGATCAATGCAGGCCATCTGACGGCGTATGACAAACTGGAAATTCTGGAGGTTCTGTTGAGTGATCGGCACCTGGCAGAGTACAGCGAGTCCAGGGAACGGGAAGAGCAGAATGTTCCGCTGCAATGAGTGTGGGGAAGAATTTGACGCCCCGGAATATTACATAGAATACCACGGCGATGCATCGGCTCCGGGTGAGCGCTGGGCGGTATGCCCGCGCTGCGGGGATACGGACTTTGAGGAAATCCTGTATTTTGATGAGGTGTAACAATGGAATTTGAAAGCGGTGTGCGCAGCTATATTAAAGCTTCGGCGACGGTCACTGTATATTTCCCGGTAGATTATAAGGGGAACGCAACTATATGCTGCGCCCAATGCCCGTATCTACGCAGGCAAAGCCGTGTCTGTGCGCTCAATGGCGCGCTGGTAGCGTACCCGGAACACTATGTGGGTCAGCATTGCCCGCTGAATTTTATCGGAGAGGAAGAAAACAATGGCGGTCTATGAAAAACTAATGGCCATTCAGCAGGAACTAAAAGCGCCGAAGGGGCAGTACAATGCGTTTGGCAAGTACAGCTACCGCAGCTGCGAGGACATCGTAGAGGCGGTGAAGCCGCTGGCAGGAAAGGTTAAGGCTGTTCTGACTATCACAGACCGGGTGGAGCTGGTCGGTGAGCGGTATTACATCATTGCTACCGCTACGCTGATGGATGCGGAAACCGGGGAAAAGATCAGCGTGACTTCTCAGGCACGGGAAGAGGACAGCAAAAAGGGAATGGACGCCGCGCAGGTGTCCGGAGCAGCCAGCTCTTACGCCCGGAAATATGCCCTCAACGGTTTATTTGCCATTGATGACACGAAGGACAGCGACGCAAAGGACAGCGACGCAAAGAACAGCGGCGCTGCTACACAGAAACCGCAAAGGACATCCAAAATGCTCTGTAAAGATTGTGGTGTGGAGATCCGGAACGCGGCAAAGAAAGACGGAAGTCTGTGGGCAGCAAAAGACATTGCTACATACTCTGCGCGGCGTTTCGGGCGTGCTCTTTGCCCAGATTGCCAGCGGAAAGCTTTTGCATCGGAGAGCACGCAATGATGATTCTAACAGCTACCGATGAAAAAATCAGCAGCGAGGACGGCGCGGTATGGCTGTGTCTGAAAGTGACAGACCCCGCTGCAGCCCGGCGGTTCTGTATGGCGCAGGACAAGCCCGGCATCGTCTACGATGTGGAGATCAAGGTGCATAAGGAAAAGCGGAGTCTGGATGCTAACGGCCTTTACTGGAGTCTGGTAGGGGAGCTGTCAAAGGCTGTTCATGAGAAACCAGAGACGATTTACCGGAGCCACATCAAAGATATCGGGAACTACGAAACGCTGTGTATGCAGAAAGGAGCGCTTGAATCCTTCAAGGAACGCTGGTGCAGCAGGCATCTTGGGCGCATGGTGGAGACGAGGGCATCCAAACTCCCCGGTTGTGTTACAGTGTTGGCCTATTATGGCAGCAGCGATTTTGACAAGCAGCAGATGTCGCATCTGATCGACAATTGCATCCAGGACTGCAGGGCTGTTGGTGTGGAAACCATGCCTCCGGATAAGATCGCGCTGCTGAAAGAAGAATGGGGGAAACAAAGTGCGCAATGAATACAACTTGAAGCTGGACGGGAATGGCTATGCCAGGTCTATCCTTCAGGAAGGCTCCTGCTGTCACCTGTGCGGGCGCAACGGATCGATGGATAAGTTAGACCGCCACGAGGTATTCGGCGGCCCTGACAGGGCGAAAAGCAAGCGCTATGGGTTATGGGTTCTGTTGTGCCATAACCGCTGTCACCTGAACGGAGTACATAAAGAGGCAAGCCTTCGCGTGCCGCTCCAACGGGAAGCGCAGATGGCTGCTATGAAGAAATACAAATGGGATACCGTTGAATTTATCCGGATCTTTGGAAGGAGTTATCTTTGAATGCTGAATCATATTACGATTATGGGCCGATTGGCGAAAGACCCGGAGCTGCGCAGAACACAGGCCGGCGTTCCGGTAGCGTCGTTTCGGCTGGCAGTGGAGCGGGATTTCAAGGACACGCAGACAGGCCAGAGGAGCGTTGACTGGGTCGATGTAGTGGCCTGGCGTGCGACGGCAGAGTTCGTCAGCCGGTATTTTGCAAAGGGCCGCATGGCGGTGGTGGATGGCCGCCTGCAAATGCGCGAGTGGACGGACAAGGAAGGAAACAGACGAGTGGCCGCAGAGGTCATTGCGAGCAGCGTTTATTTTGGCGACCGCGGAGAAGAATCCGGCCAAAACGGATTGCATAACAGCAGTGTATCTGGCAGTGAAACAGGAGGCGGATTCATCCCTATGGATGATTTGGAAGACGGAGAACTTCCGTTCTAAAAACGGAAAGTGAGTGAGCGAAATTGACTTATATTGACTACCTGAACGCGTTCAACCGGCGTGTCGAACATGGTCACTTACCCCCCACCGCACAGTTGCTGTACTTCAAGCTCCTTGATGTATTCAACGTGTGCGGGTGGCCTGAGTGGGTCTCAGTAGATAACTTCCGGCTTATGGGCATGGTACAGGTCGCAAAGAAAGATACACTATGGCGGGCAAGGGACGCGCTTGTGTCCGGCGGCTTCATCGAGTACCGCAAAGGGAAAAAAGGCACCCCGTCACAGTTCAAACTCATACAATTAGACCAGTGTTTCTGGCCCGTTTTTGGGGTCGAATGTGGGGTCGAATGTGGGGTCGAATGTGGGGTCGAAAACGGGTCGCAAATGGTACCCCATAATAAGACTAAGACGAAGACACCCCCCCAGAAAGAAAAACCCCCTACGGGGGTAAAAAGAAAGACGCCCCCTATCCCGACGCAGGAAGAAACCGGATTCAGCGCTGTGCTTCAGTCGGCGTTTGAGGAATGGTTGGCTTATAAACACGAACGGAAGCAAGAATATAAGCCCCGCGGGTTGGCAGCGCTGCAGAACAAAATCCGGGAAGCGGCGTCTGCTTACGGAGATAAGGCAACAGCGGATTGCATTCTGGACTGCATCGCCAGCAACTATCAGGGCCTGTTCTTTGACCGAATCAAGGACGAAATGAAAGGCATGGGCAACGATGATTACTGGAAACTCTGACGGCGCTCTGGTATTCCGCCCGGAGATGATGGATCCTTCTGCATCCACCGGCCTGTGGTGGTGTGCCACAGCGGAGGATGCGCAGGCGGTTGGGACGAACGCGGTGTGCCTGTCTCTTCTGGCAAAATGGTCGGATCTGGAGCCGTGGAAGGAATGGGTGGAACAGTTCCCGTACATACTGCTGGCCGTCCCTCCGGGGCCGAAGCAGGAGGAGATTGCGGAGGAGCTGCAGAACCGGTTTTTTACTCCGGTTATGGTCCCGAAGCCGAAGGCGTTCCGGGGCTGCGCCACGCTGAAAGAGCTGTGGGACAATGGGCATTTCAAGGCGATGGACAAGCTGCTGATGGAAGCCGAAGAGCTGCCGGTGCAGGGCCTGTTGAACCTTGCCGATGTGGATACAACGAAACGGAAAAACGCCCGGCGCGTGGTGTCCGGGATCCCGGAGCTGGACAAAGCCATCGGGGGATTCAGCGGGGGCGCTCTGTCGGTCTGGACGGGGAAACGGGGCGAAGGGAAAAGTACATTGCTGGGCCAGATCCTGCTGGATGCGGTGAATCAGGGGCGGAAGGTATGTGCCTATTCCGGAGAGCTCCCGAAAGAGGATTTCAAAATGGGCCTGCTGCAGCAGGCGGCCGGATATCTGCATGTGAAACGCCGGGAAGACGCTGTGAGCGGAAGAGTGTTTTATGACATTGCTCCCTCCGTGCTCCCTGTGATCAACGCATGGTGGAACGGGAGATTATTCCTGACCGATATCCAGCGCAAAGATGCGCACGACGAGGAAAATATCATGAAGATCTTCGAGTACGCTTATCGCCGGTACGGATGCGATGTGTTCCTTGTGGACAACATCATGACCGCAGAACTGAAAGACGAGGCGCAGCTTGGGTTCTGGCGGGCGCAATCGTCCTTTACCGGGCGGCTGGTGGCCTTTGCAAAACGGCTTGACGTGCATGTGCATCTGGTGGCGCACCCCCGCAAGACCGGGGATAAGCCGCTGGAGGCAGACGATATTGGCGGATCCAGCGATATTACGAACCGCGCAGACAACGTGTTCAAGGTCGAGCGCGTTCCGGAGGACAAAGTAGGGGAGGCGGGCTATTCCTCCCTGTTGACGATCTTGAAAAACCGCGAATTCGGTGCAAGGGCTCGGATTGGGCTGGAATATAACGAGCCGTCAAAGCGGCTCTATCAGGCGGGCAAAAGCCCTGCAAAACAATATTCGTGGGAGATGATGACATGACAAGAGAGCGAGTAAAAGAACTGGTCTGCGCGGAAATCAAGAGATACGCATCTCTGAGTGCGATCTGTGCATCGACGGGATCCGAGCGGTACGCTGCGGAGTATGCGGATGTCCGCGAGGCGTTAGAAACGGTTTATGCGGCGTATGAGGGCAAGGAAGATGGTTGAATTTACGGTTCCGGGGATCCCGGAAGGGAAGGGCAGGCCGCGGGTGACGAGGAACGGAACCTACACGCCATCCAAAACGCGGGAGTATGAGAAAAAAGTTCGGCTGTGCTGGGCAGAACAAAGCCGGGAAGAATTCGGCGCCGGCGTCCCGCTGCAGGCGGAGATCACAGCTTTTTTCCCTCTGCCAAGAAGCCTGTCTCGGAAAAAGCGCTCTGCAATGGACAGAACGAAGCACACGAAGAAACCGGATGCGGATAATCTCGCAAAGGCAATCCTGGATGCTTTGAATGGTTTTGCCTACAAGGACGATTCTATGGTGAGTGTTTTGAGTGTGAAAAAGATCAATACCGAAGGTGCCCCTCATGTGGATGTTTTGATTCGTGAGGTGGAAGATCTTGAAAAATAAAGAGTGTCTTGGCTGCATTTACTGCGGAATCATTCACGAATCCAACATGGTTTATTGCGATTTTATTGGAAAAACCGGGATGGCAAGGTCTTTGCTTTGCCCGCCTGGGAAAGAATGTACCGTTCGGAAGGAGAGAACAAGAGCAGATGGGCGTTAGAAGAGACACCCCAAACCGGCTGACACTGTACCGCACCTGTGCTACCTGTGGAAGAGGCATCGTTACAACGGCATCCTCTCCCTTCATGCGGCTGGTACAAGCGGATGGGCACGCGAAGATTTCCTACTACTGCTCTGAGCGTTGCAAGGCCGCCAGCTATAAGCACCTGTTTGACGGGCGCGCTGGTGATCGTAAGCGGAAGCGGGACGCAGCCCGCAGCGCCGAGAAGAACCGGCGGTATTATGAAGCCCACCGGGAGCAGGAAAAGGCGCGGCAAAAGGCCAGGTATTGGGCGGATCCGGAAGCCAGAAGGGCAGATTTGCGATACAGCAGAGCCAAACGAAAGGCAGCGCAGAGCCAGGGGTCTGGCTGCATTGCAAGGCCGGAGCCGGGAAAGCAGGAGATAGGTAAAACAGATGCTTGCTCTGCTGTTTGAAGAGAAAATGCAGATGGAGATCGAATTATGAGTATGGATAAAATCAACTGCTGCAAAGGCTGTGAAAAACGTTCGGTGGGATGTCATAGCGCATGCCCGGAATACCGGTTGGAGCGGGATGCGCTGACGAAAAGGAATGAACTGCAGATCCAAGCGTCCCTTGCCCGCCATGATCGGTACTATGCGGACCATTTCAACAAAGCCAGGAAAAAAGCGAAGTATGTGAACGGCCTCAAGAGCAAGACGCGGTATTGGTGAAATGGATTGAAGAAATTGGAGGAATCGATATGAACACTTGGGCGGCATTTGCTATGGGAGAAGCTAACCGTGGAAAAGAACTGATGATTTTTGATTGGGACAAAGCGGCAAGGCTTATCAGAGAAAGAAAACCAGAATGTGCGGTTGCTGGTCTCCTGGGAGATTGGGAATATACCAGTGGAACGATTTATGAGTCTGGAAAGCCGGTGATGGACGATTATACATACCTTTCTTCTACTTGGGCTGTTCCTGAACTTAATATGGATGGAGAAATTGTTGATTGTTACCGCATGGAACACGAGGTTCCTAGCTGGAATTCAAATACGAAATGGCCCCAAAGCGCGCTTGATATTCTGAGCGCGCTGGAGAGGGAGATGCTGGAGGGGATGGAATGATTAAATTGGATAAATGCCCCCATTGTGGCGGAGAAGTAATGCTTTGTAAGCTGAACACTATGATTACAGCAGTAGAGTTTTCGATTGTCTGCACTGGTTGTGGACTGGAAACGCGTGTTTACGCGAACCCCATGAGCAACTGCTGCTTTGACATGTCAAAGGCAGTAAACGAAATCGTAGAAAAATGGAACCGGAGGTGTCCCAAGACATGATGACGCGGGAAGAAGCGGCCATAAAAAGCTGTGAGGATAGAATTAAGTACCTGGAAAGCGCCCCGCCCCACCACTATGGGAAACGGCAACGGGAAAGAGCAATTGAACTGGAAAAGGTAAAAATAAAGACCCTCCGTTCCGTCAGCCGGAAACAGGTAGAGAAGGTGTGGAAGGGTGAGTGGAAGCACTATCTCCCGCCGCTTGGAGCCGGAGACGTACAGTGTAGGTGCACAAGGTGTGGAATGACACCGGATGCAGAGACACCGTTTTGCGCATGGTGCAGCGCTCCCATGACGGACGAGGCCGCGGAGATGGTGATGAAGAGATTGGAGGCGCTGTATGGAGATAGGTGACAGGGTCGTTTGCATGGTGAGCGGTGTCCGGGGCGTGATAACAAAAATCTACACTCCGACCGCCTCAGCAATGCAGATCATGGTGTGTACAGATGATGGGCGATTGTATCATGCTCCATATAGTACATGGAGATTGGAGGCGCTGAAAGATGCGGCTGATTGATGCGGATGCAATAGTATTTGATTACAACGGTCTTGCACACATCGGCCCCTATAACTATATGGACATTGCAAAGTATTTTGCCGATCAGATTGCAAGACAGCCTACCCTCACCCCGCCGAACGATCCTCTGACGCCGGAGCAGCTGCGGGAGATGGACGGGGAGCCGGTATACGTTGTATCGGCAATAGGAGAGCGTCCTGAATGGTACATTGTTGACATCGAAGAAAACGAGTTTAAAAATCCATGGGATAGTATCTCGCTTGAAAACTGGGACGAAGGATACCCGTACACGGCCTACCGCCGCCCGCCGGAGGGAGAGGAGGACTAATCTAATTGAAAAAGCGCCTTGAAAAAATTGATTATATCCATGAAGTGCTCGACTATGAGCGTCAGTGCAACTCCAACAAAGGCAGATACAATTGCTACCCGCCAATCGTGCCAAAGCTGCTTCTTGCAATATATCTCAGACTTGGTGTCCTGCTCGCGCTCACGAGCTTCTTGGTGGGCATAGTATTCGTCTGCATGGTGACGTAATGCCTCTCGCAGATATTATAGAACAAGGAGGACACCTGATGGACATTGAGAAGCTGATTGAGCGGCTGAATGGATTGTACACGGCGTTTAGAGCAGACGGAGAACAGAAGTGCTCACCAGAAATAAATACGGTAGCATTTGGGTTGATGGACGCCGCCACCGCCCTCTCCACGCTCCAGACAGAAAACGAAGGACTCAAAGAAAAACTCTATGACGGTGAAGGCGTAAATCTCGTTGACTACTGGATGCAGCAGGCCAAGATCGAGGAGAACGGGCATAGAAACTGCCAGGCCGAAAACGAGAAGCTACGGGCCGAGCTGGAGCAGGTGAAACGAGCTCTTGCTATGATGTGGTTTTCCTGTGTCAACAGCGACAAGGAGATGCCGCATAGCTATGAAACCGAGGCGCTGGAAGAGGCGGAACGCATTTTAGGCCCGTGGGCTGAATGTATGCCGAAATACTTGAAGCGCGGACCAAAGGAGGGCTGACATGGAACGGTTGACAAATTGTAGAACATTACGATCTGGCGTTGATCTATGGGAGGCCGTTAACCGCCTCGCCGCCATCGAGGACATCCTTGGGGATGAGTACGACTTTGACCGCCTCCGCGAACTTAAACAGGCCGACGATGAGGGGCGGTGCGTGGTGTTGCCCGCAAAGCCAGATCAAATTATCTATCAGTGGCGCAAAAGTGATGACTGCCCGAGCGTGAGCCGTCTTGATGGTGTTCAAATTAGTGGAGATGGAGAAATTACATATCCGATTTGGTGCGGTTATTTGACACCCGAAGATTTTGGCAAGACCGTTTTCCTCACCCGCGAGGAGGCCGCACTACGGAGGGAGCAGGATGGCTGAGTACATCGAGAGGGCGGCTGCCCTGAATCTGCTAGGGAAAATTAATCCAGTTGATTTCGGCTCTATGTTTGACTACGAAGCCCACGGCGCTGTTCAGGAGTGCTTGCGTGAAATTAGTTATGGGGTAGAGGCTGTCCCCGCCGCCGACGTTGCGGAGGTGAGGCATGGGAGGTGGATTCCGTCAGACATGGGCGGCGGAGAACCAGACGAAGCTTATGTTTGCTCTGAATGCGGAGAGCCGTGGACTTTGATTGATGGGACTCCGGCAGAAAACAATATGCGGTACTGTCCGGCGTGCGGCGCCCGCATGGACAAGGAGGCCGCCCATGAAGTTCCGGAACCCTGAGACGGGGGAAGTTTTGTTCATCAGTGAAGCAGTAACAGCATATTGCGGTAGACCAAACAGAGGCCGTTGTGAAGATTGCTATCTCTATGCACCATCAGGAAACCAGAACTGTCAGGGGTGGGCCGCAAATCATCCCCACGAAGCTGCTCGCCTGATGGGATATGATGTGGTGGAGGATGCTGTGGAGGGAATGTGCTGTGATTGCGTTCGCGGAGGACCCTGTTGCGACTGGGAGGAAAACGTGGATTGCCAGTACAGGAAAGAGGCCGGCACTTGCTGGGTGCCATATACGAAGGAGGATTCCAACATGGATCAGAAGGTGCAGCTGCACAAAAAGATCTGCGGAGAACTAACTACGCTATTTGAACGCAAAAACCACGACTATGGAGACAGCTTCCACCAGACCTTCGTGGAAGAAGGCTGGCCGATGGTGCGCATCCGGCTTTCGGATAAGCTACACCGTTTCAAGGCACTGACGCGAGGGGGTAGCCAGCAAGTGCAGGACGAATCGCTCCGGGACACGCTGCTGGATCTTGCGAACTATGCCATTCTGGCAGTGATGGAAATGGGCAGGAGGGAAAGAGATGACAGTGGAAGCGATACCCTGCGCCGCGTGTAAGTGGTGGTCAAACGAGCCTGTGATAGGAGAAGACGGCCGAACATGGGGGCGGTGCAAGGTCACTGGATGCATGACGGATGCAGACTTTTGGTGCAAAAAGGGAGGAACAGAAGAAAACCTTTATACAAGCGATCAGATACAAGATATGGTGCGGAGGGCGTTTGATAACTCCTGAAAACACAATATATTGGTATAAAAATCTGAAATTTTATTTACAAACACAAGATGTTGTGGTATAATAAAGAAGGAAGCAAAGAATATGTGCTGCAGACACGTGCACATTCTTCCGAGGATAAAGGCGTATTCCATACTTCTTTTTCCCCTCCTTACCGCCCGCGTCCGTGGCGGCAATAACGGCGAAATATGCCGCGTGAGCGTATCAGCCCACACATCCGGGCCGGAGGGTCGCGCCCTCCACGCGGCAAAGCTGGAAGTCATAGTGTCGGGCAAAAAAGCGGTGGCAGCTATGACCTGCCCCGGTGATCTAGCCCAGCGGCGATAAAGCCGATGCATTCTAGATGGCTGGACCACAAAGCGCTGCTATCCCGCTGAAAACTGCCCTGCGAGTGGCTATTCATGATGTCGCCGCCGAGACCAGGGTGTGACAATTAAGCGGGAAGCGCACATATACCGAGTGCTGACACCCCGGAAAAGACGGGGGCATGCGGAATCCGTCGCTTAACCGAAAGGGGTAGAGATCGCAAGTTCAAATCTTGCAGGCTCCGTGGAGGTGCCATGACTTCCACCGAACTGCTGGGTCATTCCCATCCGTGGAAGCCGGACGGAACACAGACCGATAGCAACTGCGAAGCTGTGGAGAGCAACACAGGCAAGCCGATCAGGAGCGCGGCGCGCTGGCATACCGCAACGGGACTTCGAGAGCCTGAGAAAGTATGCCGCTATTATAAGCCATCGTGGCTCAACTGGTAGAGCAACCGTCTTGTAATCGGTAAGTTGGAGGTTCAAGTCCTCCCGGTGGCTCCAGTGGCCGGGTCGCTCCCGGATGATCTGAGCGTAGCGCAACACCTCAGAGAGAATGAAAATGCTCGCTGAAAACTACCGTAGGACAGTGAACCGCCAAATGGCATGTAGCTGACTGATTGATGGTGTGGCAATCTAAGCGGGAAGCGCACAAAAAGTTGCAAAAATGGGATGGTGTAAAGTGAGTGGTGTACTCATAATCATTGCAGAACTTATCTGCCTTGTTCTTATGGTCGTAAATGCTTATTTAGCTTTCAAAGCAAAGCAGAAAGACGACCTTAATGGAATGGTTTGGAATTTGGCATTTATGATCCTAATGAGCACTTGCATTAAATAACTCCCAATATGCCGAGTGCAGAAGCAGAAGCGAAAGCGGCAGCCATGGACAACGCCGTAGACGTGTGGAGGCTCAATACCTCCTCTCGGCTCCATTGCGGCAGCAGCCTGTTTTCGGAATGTGGGCTGCTATCCAACACGGAGAGAATTGGGTGGGCTGTGTTGGGCTTTATATGCCGCTCGCATGAAGCGGGCGGTGGAACCATTCAGACAGATCTGCATTGAAGCGCGAGAAGCTAAGCGCATGGAGCTGTGCACACATCAACGGCCATTTAAGCCGGATGTGCCATGTGGCTGGCGAAAAGATGCTGGCCGGTCTGGAACCATTGAGCGGTGGCGGAATAGACACTAATTGTGGTAAAGCTTGTGCGATTGCAAGCAATAGTAGACGCCGACAGTGAAGAAGGGTAACCGTCTGTGAAGAACAAAGCAACAGCGGCGAAGTCGTGGGCGTAGAGCTTTGGTGAGGCCCATATGTGAGGTGAAAATCCTCACCCGCTCAAATATGCCGCCCCGCAGTTGCAGGAGCCGGGGGCGTACCTAAATCTTTGAACAATGGACCGTGCCCTGATCCGCCGCTTAGATGTACTTGCCGAAAAACACAAAGAAATTACTTTACTTAGAACTGGCGAAGGAATGAGGGAATATACTTTCCCCAAGAAGTGGATTAAAGCCCGTGCGCCAAAGGAACTATCGGACGAACAGCGCGAAAACATGGCAAAGAGAGAGGGGTTTGGGTTTGCGAGGGAGGAATAATTTATGGGATTTATCTTGCCCAAAGACATAAGGAAACAACTTTCACATATCGGAGTACCGCATACATTTGGAGTCCAGATTGAAAATTGGGCATACGGAAAGAGATATAAGTCTGATGATGATGTAATTTATTGTCAAAACGGTGAGGTCGTTTCTGTTCGCAGAAAAGCAAAATGGATTTGGAGAAAAGATAACGGAGGTGACAACTCTGAGCAAGAATGATGCGACTATGGAGCAAGAAAAGACTATCGTAAAGGCAAGAGGGCGAGGAGGAAAAGAGAACTTTCCGAGTGTTATCTCTGGTGCCAAGGCAGAAGATATATCTCGCTGCATGGCTAACTGCATGATGTTTTATGATAGACCTCTTGTTAAATCGGATGATGAATGTCGCCAACGACTATACGACTTCTTTGATACCTGTCAGAAAACGGGGCAATTGCCTACCGTAGAGAAGATGGTCATGGCATTAGGGACTATCAAGCAGACGGTTTGGAACTGGGAAAATGGGATTGGGTGCAGCTCTGTACGAATGGACCTCATTAAAAAAGCCAAAGGATTTATTGCATCTTTTGAGTCAGAAATGGTCACAGAAGGCAAAATTAACCCCGTTGTTTACATTTTTAGAGCAAAGAACTATTTTGGTATGAAGGATCAGCAAGAGGTCGTCCTGACGCCAAATCAACCCCTCGGCGACTCTCCCGACCAAAAGCAGCTTGAAGAGCGGATCGCCGGGTCTGTGATAGAAGAATAGCCGACTATCAAACAGATTATGTCTCTGTATTAAGGACAATTCCGCAGGTTTGTTGTGCAATTCGACTATAAGGGTGTCGCTAAAATTCGGGGTAAACACTTTTTGAATGCAGCATATTGCACAAAAATGTTCCCGATATGAATACTTTCGATTATTTAAGACGGCCTTAGCGACTATACTTTGACCGCCGCGGCGGGGCATGGTATCGTTATAAAAGGAAGTGGAGGCCACCTGTCCAGTTGTCCCCGTTTCCGTTGCCTGTCTCGCTGTGCTACCAGCGGGGCGGGCCTTTTTCTTTGCTCTTTTCATTCGCTGCATCCTCCTTGCGCTTTCATCCAGTCTAAAAGTGTATCCACGGGGATGCGGACGCAGCCGCCAATTCTACATACCGGAAAGTCTGCCCGGTGCATCCAGCGGTAAAGCGTGGGGCGGGAAACATCCAGAAGCCGCGCTGCCGACGGTGCTTCCTGCACTTGAGTCAAAAAAATTCCTCTGGTTACTCATTAAGCAACCAGAGGACGCGGCTAAGAGGCTTCTATTGGCTTCCTGTTTTGTGTTTAAGAGCGCATAACAGAGTAGCGGAAAAAGGAAAGCCGTCCCTAAGATCTGGGGCGGCTTTCGTTCAAGATTTCATTGCACATTTGAAAATAACCAGTAGCGGAAGAGCTAAAACAAACAAAGCAACCATGTTAGGCTCACCTCCATTCTCCCGGCGGGCGGGTTAAACTGAAAGCCAGCTAATGCGGTATGGATCTTCATAGCGCCTGCAATCCAGCGCCCACAACTTTTCCTTGTCCAGTAGGTGGTTTGCCGTGATGTGGTAGGGCTTTCCGGTTTCCTCGTCCTTGTAATATAGCCTGTATTCGCTGGCGGCCTTGTTAAATACAATGCTTACAAGTTTCATTATGTGGCCTCCTACTCAATAAAGATTTGCGCTCTGCTTGCTATATTCGCGCCGTGCGGCCATGTATGCAGCCCGCTGTGCGTCGCTAAAATTGCAGGCCGTGAAAAGTTCTTCAATGTCCTCATAATTGCGGACGCTGGAACAGTCACCAAAAGCGGAACACACGTCAAGATCGGCTTGCCAGTTTATGCCGTATTCGTGATTAAACATCTCGCGGAGAAATGCGCCTTTCCAGTATTCCGCATTATCCTTTTGGAGTTCGGCCTTTTCGAGCGTGGAAAGAAGATTTTCTCCGTGTTTCACAAAATCAGCGTCTTTTTTATCGTAGAATGCCATAAATGCAGGGCTGAAAATCATGTTTTCGGTTTTCTTTCTCAACTTTTCCCGTTCCTTATCAGGGCCGCAGAAGAACATGGAAATATGATCCCGGCGCAGGCCGTAATAGTTGCGGATATAGTATTCTTTCGCTTGCTTGTCCTGGTAGTTGGTCACTGTTTCCATTTCGTCAGCGGTAAACAGCTTTTTATTTAAGCTGTCAAGGTAAAATTCCCGCAGTTCGTCGCGGCTCTTGCCTGCGTGGTGCAGCTCGTAGTCGTCAGCGAATTTGATGTGGTGACCATCAGCGAATACAAGCACGGAATAACCAAAGTAGCCGCCAAAGTCCACAAAATAGACTTGATGGCCCTTAATGGTTGCGGCCTCTGTCGCCATTGCTGCGGCTTGCGCTTCCGTCATTGCTTCAATATCGCGGATCGTGTATTCTTTCGTTGCAGTGTTTTTCATTTCTGTTTTCCTCCTTGCAATGGAGGGCGGCCCCTGCTATAATGGGGGTGCCCCTGGTGGTTGGTTGGTCCTCTGCTGGTGGCCCCGCTCCATAACGTGTTTGCGGCACGGGAGCGGGTTTTTTATTTGTCCTTTGCTATGTCAGCCCGGATTAACTGCTTAATGTATCCGGCCTTATTGGGTACGCTGTCGAGTTTTTGGATGATGTCTTGCTCGGTGTTCTTCATCAGTCTAATCGCTATACTGACGGTGTGCGCCTTGTGGTAGCGGTCTTGTGGAGTTTCTTTCTTCTCGCTTGACATCTTCGGCCCCCTTCGCTATAATGTAGGGCAAGAGGGGCGCTCTCCCTGGTGTCAGCAGGAAGGCGGCCAACTTAACAAGTTTAGAGCTTGAAATTGCCGCTTCTTGCTGGGGTCAAGGGGCGGTTATTTCTTTATCTGGTTGCCCAGGGAAATAGCCGCAATCACGAGCATAAGTAGTGCGATGGTTTCAGTTAGGCTCATGGGCTTCCCTCCTTTCGGAGTTGGCCCCGCCCCTCTTGCTTGTCTATACTATATCATAGGTATTGCACTATGTCAAGAGGTTTTCCAAAGTTTTTTTATTTTGCCTCGGTCTATATGGCCGGGGCTTTTTGTTTACCTCCTGCCCGGTAGATTCAGCGCGGTTTCCCTTGCTGTGATTATATGATAGCATATTTACAAATACTTGTCAATATGTATTCGTAATTTCTTGATAAAATAATTTTGATTATTCGTAATTTGTGCGGCACGCTGTGCCGGTGGGCGGGATTAGATAGGCGATATACAAGGCACCAGAGGGGGGTTTTGAATAATATAGATATAATAGGTGAGGCATTTTTCGCCAGAAACAAGAAAAAAGAGGAAAAATAGTATTGACACGTTTTCGTAATTACGGTATAATCAATTCGTAATCGGGGGGAGGCGAAGATATGATTAAAAATGTAGTTGCGTATTGCCGAGTATCCACCGAAAATCAGGTCGGAGAGGACAAATTTGGTATTGAGGCGCAGAAGAATGAGATCACATCTTTTTGTGAAAAGAACGGATATAATATTGCTGAATGGTATATTGAGGAAGCGGTTAGCGGACACGAGGATGCAGAGCACAGACCGGAGCTAGCAAAAATCCTGAATGGAGATATTACGAACCCTCCGATCCAAGCTATGGTAGTTGCAAAAAACGACAGATTGTCGAGAAATGTAGAAAACTATTTTGCGTATAAGTATTTGCTGAAACGGAGGAACATCGAAGTTATAAGCGTTCAAGAAGATTTTGGCTCTGCTGGAATGTTTAAGCCGATGCTGGAGGCCATGTCTGCTGCGTTTGCGGAAATTGAGCGTGCGTTTATCAATATGCGTATGACTGATGGACGCATCGCAAAGGCAGGTAAGGGTGGGTACTCTGGCGGGAAAGCGCCATATGGGTATAAGTCGAAAAAAGGTAGCAAGCAGTTGATGCTGTGCGAAGAAGAAGTCCCGCTTGTCCGGCGGATTTTTGAGTTGAGCGGGAAAGGCTATACCCTAAAAGGAATTTGTGAAGCGCTGAAAACGGATGGGTACAAAACCCGTAAAGGCGGAGATTTTCAGATTTCTACCGTGCAATACATTTTAAAAAATAGAAAAACCTATGAGGGTTATTACAAATACGGTAAAGACGGCGAATGGGTCAAGGGTGTACATGAACCAATCTTGAAGGAAATAGATTGACGTTTTCTGAGATTGCAAGGGTTCGAAAAATTCCGCACAAAACAAAAAGCCACCCCTTTCGGAGTGGCGTGATTGAGAAATTATTTTAGGAGTTCCTGTTCGATGTGGAGAACGTCTGGGAAGATCAGCTTAATTCCCTTGCGCTGCAAGGCGAGAACTTTCTTGGCTTTCTGAACAAGGATCTGCTCAAACGCTCCGTTCAGCCGAACGGGCGTGGAAGATGCAGAATCTATGTACTCGTTCTGAATGTACTTTGGAGAAACCGGGCACATATTTTGTATAAGGAACGCCTTTTCGTAACCAAGTACGTCCCCAAAAAGGATCGTATCGCATTGACCGTGCTTCTGAATTTTATTCTGATATATTTGATGGAATTTTGCCGTTCTTGATGAAAAAGGTATCATCCAATAAAGGCCGGTCTTTTCGTCTTCGAAAGCGTAAAAACACGGGCGGTTATGTGGAACACCGTTGACCATTTCATAATTTTGCATGAGATACTTGTCCGGGAAATCAATAAAGTATTTGTCACTTAAAAAGTAGAAATGCCCTACATCCATTTCTCTATCTCTCCTTGGAATAGGAAACGGCTCTACCCCGAAGAATAGAGCCGTTCCAAGCATTTGAACTCGGCCATATTTTAGTTGCTTGCCGAGTAGCAACAGGAATTTGAACTCGACCTTTTATTAGCCGCATATCGAGTAGCGGCAAACATTTGAGATAGTTTCCTATCTGTCTATAGTATATGCGAGAAATCGGAAAAAGTCAACACAAGTAAGCAGATTTTTTCTGGTTGACAAACCAATGAAAAAGAACATATAATCAGACACAGGATGGTATTTGAGGTCGGAAATGGCTCCCGACACTCCCTTGTATGAGGACGGAAGAAGCGGCCGTCGCCCTAGTTGGAGATGCGTGAGTGCTGACACGCTGCAAGGGAACCTGAGATGCAGGATACGCCGCCTTGCCAAATATCCAGAGTAAGCCGGAGGTGTCTGAATGGATGCTTCCAGCTTACTGCATGATTGGAGGGGCATGATGGATTGGATCAAAGTAACGCCTGAGACGATGCCGCCGGATATGGAGCCGGTAATGGTGACTGTTAAGGGCAAGTGTGGGAAAGACATAATGAAAGATGTCGTGTGGAGCGCTCAAAATGGTGAGTGGGCATACGATGACGGTACAGACTGCCTGATTTATCTAGATGCAGATTTGGCAGTCACCCATTGGAGCCCATATCCGGAGCCGGCGGAGGATTGAATATGGAATATTTATCATTAGAAGAACAGTTCAAAGAAGTACTTAACCAAGAAGAAATTGAAAGAATTGAGGATTATGAATTACGAGAAATTCGACGCAAGTATTGGCAAAAGCAACATCAAGCTTTTTTGAATGAAAAAGATATACCAGACGCCATGCTTGAAACGGTGTCAAAAAGAATACAGGAAGAAGAGCGTGCGGAATTGGAAAAATATAAAGAAAAACACGGGATTAAATAAGAATATTTTAGTGCCAAGTGCCTCTCCTGATGGAGCTAACAGTGCCAAGTGCCTTTTATCTTACGGGATAGGAGGCACTTTTTTTATGGAAATTCGAGAGTTGGTAGTGAGGGCATTCCAGAGAGACTTGTCTGACCCATATGCGCTATCTGATGCGTTTGATTCGATCAGACTGTTGGAGCCAGAGGATTTTAAGCTGGCTCACGAGAGAAACAGGGAGGTGCGGCGGCTGTCTGCAAAATTCGCCGCAGAACAAAAAAGCCTTCGTATGTTTGAGCTGAACAAGCGGAGTCTGCTGTTTGATGCGCCGTATGATTTTGATGCGGCGATAAGATATGCTGAGTGGGATAGAGAGCCGAAGAAGAAGTTCTATATGCCACGCAGAAAGCAGTTGCTTCCGGTTGTTCAAGCTATGCAGCGGCTTTCTGACCGGAAAATCCGCATTCTTGGCGTGATGGCTCCTCCTGGTGTTGGAAAGACCACCATTGAATTGATGTTCATGGTAATGGAAGGATTGAAAAATCCAGATCTGAGCATTCTGATGGGTTCGCACTCAAATTCATTCCTACGTGGGGCTTATGAAGAAGTCGGGCGGATGCTTGACCCCAAGGGGGAATATCTATGGAAGGACATTTTCCCTACGGTTCAAGTTTGTAAGACGAATGCACAGGACATGAGAATTGATCTTGGAAAACGAAAGCGGTTTGAGACTTTTGAGTTTTCGTCCATTGGGTCTGGTAACGCGGGCAAAGTACGCGCCTCGAATCTTCTGGTAGCAGATGACCTTGTTCCGGACATTGAGTCTGCGATGAGCAAGGAGCGCATGGATAAGCTCTGGCAGCAGTACTATACAGACCTCATGCAGAGAATGATTGGCGATTGCGTCCAGCTCCTTGTCCAAACTCCATGGACGCTGCATGATCCCATTGACCGGCTTGAACTGACGCATACAAATGATCCATTGGCAGAGTTTATCCACCTCCCTGCTCTGGATGAAAACGATGAGAGTAATTTTGATTATCCGTATGGGCTTGGGTTTACCACGGCATTCTATCACAATCAGAGAGATGTTATGGACGATGCTTCCTGGAGGGCACTGTACATGACTCAGCCCATTGAGCGTGAAGGACAGCTATACAATGAAGATGAGCTGCGTAGGTACTTTGAACTTCCCGACGGAAAACCAGATGCAATTCTGTTTGTGTGCGATACGAAGGACAAGGGCACTGATTACTGCGTCATGCCGATATGTTACCAGTACGGAAATGACTTCTACTGCGAAGATGTGGTATGCGATAACAGCAATCCAGAGGTTGTAGAGGCGAGGCTGGTGTCAAAGCTCCTTCAGCACAAAGCACAAATGGGGCAGTTTGAAAGTAACAGTGCCGGTGGAAAAGTAGCAGAAAAAGTTCAAAAAGAAGTGAAGAAAGCTGGTGGAATCGCAAAAATCACAACAAAATATACCACATCAAACAAAGAGACACGTATCATAGTCAATAGCCCATTTATCAAAGACCGTGTTTTGTTTAAGGACAACTCCGTCATTAAAAAAGATAAAGAATACAGACGAATGTTAAATTTCCTTTGTGGGTACACAATGGCTGGTAAAAATCGAAATGACGATGTCCCGGATGCGTGGAGCCTCTTTGCTGAGTATGTCCAACAACTTGAAGGGAACAAGGTGGAGGTATTCCGGCGCCCGTTTTAAAAAGTATCTTGTGTTTTTTCTCATAAATTGGTTTACAAACACATTATATTGTGCTATAATTAAAAAAGAGGTACAATATATAGTGTTTTTGGAGAGAGTAAGCGGGCCGACGGTACAGCGCCGGAGGCCCCGATACGGTACGGATGTCCGAATGGAATGGGCATAGGCTCTCAGATGGGAGCACAAGGAGGTTCAAGCCCACCCCGTGCCACCAATCCGCGAAAGCGGAAATAAACCAATCTGGTTTGCTGGCTGTGGAAGAGACACTTTTCCCATTGTATCTTGCGCTGTATAGTGGGAGAAAACAAATGGCGCATGTATAGGACGGTGTGCAAATCCTGATAATCACACAACATAGCCCTGTTACGAGGGCTATCTGCAGCGCTGGTGTAATTGGCGCATACCAGCTTTCAAAGCTGATGGTACGGGTTCAAGACCCGTGCGCTGCTCCAAATTTTCAGGGAAGGTGGGCGGTTGATTGAAGGTAAATGTTTTTTGCCCCATATGTGCCGCTGCCGGTATCCGAAGAAAGCTGATGGAAGTAGAAGACGATGCAAATGGAACTGTTTATCCATATTGCAAAGGATGTCATAAAAACATAAAAATAGTTCTTCCTTTGAGGAAAACTGAAATAAAACAGTGCCAAGTGCCTCTCCCTTGATGGAGCTAACAGTGCCAAGTGCCAATGAGTTTCCGAGATTTGTTTCCCGGATTCTTATTGGCGCTTTTTTATTTGTTTGGAGGTGGCAAGGTGACTGAAAACGATACTGTTCTGGCTTTGTCTAAATGGCCGGTCGATAGTTTGACTGGCCGGCGCAAAATCTTTACCAGTAAAAAGAAAGTCACCCAGGAGAATGTGGTGGACGTGCTGGGCAAAGCGCTGGCAGTGCATCGTATCAACAGAGTAGAAATGTCCTATTTGTATGACTATTACCGGGGCCGTCAGGACATCCGCCTGAAAGATAAGATTGTTCGCCCGGAGATCAATAACAAGGTGATGGTTAACCGGGCGAACGAGATCGTGGTCTTCAAGTCTGCTTACCTTCTCGACGGCCCGATCCGCTATGTATCCAACGGCGGAGAGGACGATGTATCCGCCAGCGTGAATACACTCAATGAGTATATGCGGGCAGAGAGCAAGGACACTCTCGACAAAGAGTTGGCAGACTGGATGCACATTTGTGGTGTGGCGGTACGCATGGTCCTCCCTGACGAAGCTGGAGAGGAAGATGGTTCTCCGGCATCCATTTACACACTTGATCCGAGGGCAGCCTTTTGTATCTACCATAGCGGAGTAGGGCAGAAAAAGGTTGCCGGTGTTCTGGAACAGGTAGACGAGGAGGGACAGACCTACTTCTGCGTGTACACCCCTGAACGGTATTTCGAGGTACAGAACGGCCAGATCACAAAGCAAGAGGGCCGCACCATCCCCTATATCCCCATTGTGGAGTATGTGAACAACGATGCACGAATGGGAGCCTTTGAGCCGGTCATCCCCATCCTGAACGCCATCAACATGATTGAGTCCAACCGGCTGGACAGCATTCAAGATTTCGTTAATGCTTTTGACGTGTTCCAAAACTGCGAGTTGGAGGACGGTCAGTACAAGGAGCTGGCAAAGGGCGGCATGGCAATTCAGATTAAGGGGCAGCCCGGATTAGAGGCCAAAGTCTATCGCATTGCCTCTGAACTGAACCAGACCAACACTCAGACCATTGTGGACGACTTGGAGGATGCCTATCTGACCATCTGCGGCATGCCGAACCGAAATGGCGGATCCTCTACCAGCGACACCGGGCAGGCAGTCATTTACCGTGATGGGTGGTCTGCCGCTGAGAGCCGGGCAAAGGACACGGAAAAGACATGGGAACGGTCGGAACGGGAGTTTCTTCGGCTGGTGCTGTATATCTGCCGGGAGACTGGCGATTTAGGCTTGCAGCTGTCCGACATCAAGCCGGAGTTCACTCGGAAAAACCTGTCTAACATTCAGTCCAAGGCGCAGGTGCTGGCGGAGATGCTGAACAACAGCAAGATCCATCCGAAGCTGGCGTTTCAATACGCGGGGATGTTCAGTGACCCTGAGGAGGCTTTCAGAATTTCTCAATCTTACTACGAAGAGAACCAGCGAAAGATGGAGCGGAGCCTCCGGGATGAACTGGCGGCGGAACGGGCCAACAGGAACAATTCGGCCAATCCGCAGGACGGCGGCGGTGATGCTGAATGAACGGCTACTATGACCTCACGGACAAAGCCATTGACCTTTTGAACAGGAAGGCGGTCAAGCGGTTTGAGGACGCCAAAGATGAAGCGGCAAGACATAGCTTCGATGAGCTCAATGTATTGGAAGTTACCCGCATACTGTATGAACATCTGAAACAAGACAATCAGCAGATTTTCTTGGAACTGGCGCAAGAGCGGTATCAGGAGGCCGAACCGCACGGAGAGGAACCGCCTGATTTAGCGTGGTTGCTGGCTCTGCTGGCGGCGTACAATGCTGTGACGAAGGTGGTCTATGAGCACGAGATAGACCGAAAGCGTGGGTACACCGCTGAAGGTATCAATTCCAGTACGGCTAAGGCAACAGAGTTCCGGCGAGGGCTGCACTACTGGGCGGATTTCACGGAACAGTATGCCGATATTGTGACGGATGAAACCACGTTGAAAGCCTATCGGGACGCCGGAGTGAAGAAAGTCAAGTGGCATGCTGTGCTGGATGGGAAAGAGTGCGAGACCTGCAAGGAGCGGGACGGGAAAATATATCCGATTAACTCTGTTCCACATAAGACACACAAACATTGTAGGTGTTGGCTTGAGGCTGTGAAATAGGAGGAAAAATGTACGATTGCAAAGTGCGTGTGGATGAATACGAAAATTTGAAATGTGAAATGGATTGCCTTCGTGCAAGGTTAAAAGAGGCAGATTCTCTGTTAAATGAAACAAGGAAAATGTTGGATGCAGAGAAACATAAACATGCAGAACTTGAAATGAAGGCAAAGTTTTTGGAAGGGCAAATTGAGGCGTATCAGTATTGCATGAATTGCCGAAGATAGAAAATTTAAGCGGCCCAGCCGTTTGAATACGGTCCCAGAGAAAAGGAAGATAAGAATTACAGATAAATCAACGAAAGGATTGATTGTATGTTGGTAAAGCTTGAAAGATTAGGTAGAGAAGAAATTGCTGTTTGTACAAGCCTTGATGTTGCTTCCACGTTTGGAAAAGAACACTATCACGTATTGGAAGATATACGTGCAATTGGGAGAGATATCAGTACCCCCGAATTTTCGGGGCTATTTATTGAACAGGAATATGTCGCATCAAACAAAAAGAGAAATCCGATGTTTGTTATGAACCGCGACGGATTCACTTTGCTTGTCATGGGCTACAATGGCGAAAAAGCGATGCAATTCAAACTTGCCTACATAAAGCAATTTAATGCAATGGAGGACGCGCTACAAGGAAAACGTCTTGAACGAGAGAAAGGAATTGCGGTTCGGCAAGCACTCACAAAAGCTTTGCAGCAGTCTGTGGAAAATGAACGGATGCATGGACACGCGTACTCCAATTATACCAACTGCATTTACAAAACGCTCTTTGGAAGAAATGCCGCGCAGCTCCGCGCTGATTTTGGGATTGGAAAAACAGATAATTTGCGTGATCAGTTTAGCAAAGAGGACTTAAGGGCCATACAGTCTATGGAGTGTCTTGTCAGCGGGCTTGTGGATTGCGGATGGGGATATGATCAGGTAAAAGATTTCATTGCACAAAACAATATGAAACGTCTTACAGCGTAAATAAAATGTGCCTTTCTTCCTATAAAGAAAGAGAAAGTATTATTCCAACACAGTCTCTCCTTTAAGTTACAGGAGGGAGGTAAATTATGGATATATCTGGCTCTTTGCTAGCTAATCAGCGGTAGGGAAATCGCTAATAAAATTCGCAGGCACAGAGGGAACTGTGGGTAATAAAACGCAAGGAGTGCAGGGACGCACAATAAAAAACGCAAAGGAGAAATAATCATGGACGAGACCACCAGCACAAACACGGAGATGGAAAGAGTTGAGAACACACACAGCGAAAGCGCAGGGGCTTCGACGCAGGCGCAGACTGATGATTATTCGGCTGAAATTGCACGGCTGAAAAACGCGCTCACCAAGTCAAACAACGAAGCTGCGGAACTAAAAAAGCAGCTTAGGTCTAAAATGACAAAGGATGAAGCCGATACCGCAGAGCGCGAGGCGAAATGGGCAGAAATGGAAGCCAAACTGAAAGAGCTTGAAACCGAAAAGACCATTTCCACTTACAAGGCAAGTTATCTTGCGATGCCGGGTTTCGATGAGAAACTGGCAGAGGAAACGGCTAAGGCGCTTGCGGAGGGTGATATGAAAGCAGTCTTTGCCAACCAGCAGAAAGCCAACGCAGCCTATGAGAAGAAGCTGCGGGCTGATCTGGTCAAGCAGGATCCTAAGCCTGATGGTGCTGGTGGAGAGGGCAAGGAAGAGGACAAGGCAGTGGAGTTTGCCAAAAATTTGGGTAAACAGCGAGCCGATGCCCTCAAAAATGCAAACGAAGGTTTGAAACACTACTTTTGATTGAAAAGGAGAGAAACAAATGAAGTTTTCTAAGACTTCTGTTGGCGGTACTGTTGAAATTCTAGCTGCTGACGATTTTGTGGCGATCCCTATTTGTGTCACGGAAACAGCCGCAGTTCCTGCCGGTATGCCCATGACCTCTGCGGGCAAGAAGGTGACGACCACCTCTTATGCTACCGCTGTGGGTATGCTGCTTTATGACGTTGACCCGACCGAAAACCCCAATGGTGCTCTTCTGGTGCAGGGTGTGGTTGACAAAAAGAAGGTTGAATCTCACGCAAGTATCACGCTGGACGATACTTTTGCCGTGCCCGGTATTATCCTGCGTGACAACATTGGCGTGAACGAGTAAGGAGGGATACATAAATGGATTTGAGAGAAGTTTTTACCCCTGCTGCGATTGCGGCCAACTGGACGGAGGTCGCCTCCAACCAGATTCCTTACCTCGGTGCGACACTGTTTCCCGCCCGAAAGAAGGCTGGACTCGACCTGTCCTGGCTAAAAGGTTCGCGCGGTCTGCCTGTGTCTCTGATGCCTTCCGCTTTTGATGCAAAGGCAACCTTCCGGGATCGGATTGGCTTTGAGAAACTGGAGACGGAAATGCCCTTCTTCCGCGAGGGTTACAAGATCAAGGAGAAGGACCGGCAGGAGATGCTTCGAGTGCAGGAGTCTACCGACCCTTATGCTGCTGAAGTGATTGCCCGTGTGTTTGACGATACCCGTGATCTGATTGATGGCGCGAATGTTGTCCCTGAGCGGATGATTATGCAGCTGCTGTTCCCAGAGGGTGGCGATGTTGGTATTGCGATCAAGGCAAACGGCATGGATTACACCTACAAATATGATACGGATGGTTCCTGGAAAACAACCAACTACACTGCTCTGACCAGTACTGCAACTTGGGACAAGCCGGCAACAGCAGATCCCTTTGCGGCGTTCAAAGCGGTTAAGGATGCAATCCGTGCCAAAACCGGCACTGAGCTGACTGTAGCCATCATGAACTCCTACACCTTCAATCTGTTGTCCAAAACGGAGGCCGTAAAGAACCGTTATATGACTACCAACGGCATGTCTCTTGGATATCTGACTGAAAATGAAGTAAAGGCGGTTGTAGAGTCAACTTCCGGCTTGCGTATTGCGATTTACGATAAGCAGTATCGGGACGAGAGCAAGGTTGCCCATGCGTTTGTGCCCAACGGATATGTCTGCCTGATTCCTGACGGTGCTCTTGGTAGTACTTGGTATGGAACTACACCGGAAGAGGCGGATCTGCGCGGAGCGCCCAGTGCAGAGGTTTCCATTGTAAATACTGGAGTGGCTATTACCCGTATTCTGCAGGAGCACCCCGTAAACATCAATACCTTTGCATCCGAAATCGTCATGCCCTCCTTTGAGCGCATGGACGAAGTGGCAGTGCTTAACGTACTGGGGGAATAATCGGGTCTGACATTCTGACGCTGTTCCCCGGCAGTCAGACCCTATTGGGGAAGCAGGTGTCCGACCTGGTAGGCAATGATCTGATGGTCAAGGCAGACGGTTCAGTCTCTGGTACATTCCATCATGTGACAGGATACACTGAGTTCAGTTCAGAACCGGATGAACAGGATGGCTATTACTTCCCGTTTCACCTGACAAAGACTGGAAGCAAGATGACATTCAAAAAGAACGGTTCTCCTACAAAGCAAGACATTACCTTTGATCCGGACATTATTTTCCGTGTGACAAAAACGGATACTTTTGAAGTTCTGGTGGATGGGAAAAGCGTTGTGATTTTCCGTTTTGACGGAGCTTCGTTTGAGTAAAAACAGGAGGCGGCATGAAGTTTATTCCGAATTACCGCGTGTGCTATGACGGCCGGTTTTATGAGGCTGGTTCTCCGTTCCAGATCAGGGACGAAGACGCGGATACAATGCAGAAGCATGGGACAGTATTCCATGAACCTTCGCCGCCTCCTGCTGCCCCAAGAAAAGCAGGAAGACCAAGGAAGGTGAATCATGGAGAATCTGGAAAGGCTGAAACTGCGCACCAATGAATCCGATGAAGCGCTGCTTCAAGAACTTTTGGAGAGCGCTAAACATGCGATTTTGGCACGCCGGTTCCCTTATGGAGAATACCCGGAAACATTGGAGCCTCGCTACAGTGACCTGCAGGTACGGATTGCACTGGCGGCTTATAACAAGCTGGGGGCGGATTATCAGACCAGCCACAAAGAAAATGGCGTAGACCGTGGATGGGCGTCGGAAGGAATACCAGAGGAATTGCTGCAGGAGGTTACTCCTGTTGTAGGAATGGTGCGGTGATATGAGAAATCTACGCGCAAATTTGAGTACGGTTTATTACAAGAACTATATTGGGCAGGTAGAGATTGAGGATCAGTACGGGAATGTGACCGGAAATTTTGTCCCGCTTTACACTTCGCAAAAGAAGGCATACCTTTGTGTTTCTCCCAATAAAGGGAGTTCCGAAGTCAACCAGTTCGGCACGCAAACAGATTATGACCGAACTATGACTACTGCGGACACAGGGTGCGAGATCAATGAAAACTCGGTCTTGTGGATAGACGGAGCAGATCCGGAAGGTGCGTATAACTACCGCGTCAAGAAACGGGCTGCGTGGAAAAACTCTCTTCAATTTGCCATACAGGAAGTTGATGTCAGCACCTATGAAAAAGAGCAGCAGCAGGCAATGAAAGCGGTGAGTTTTGTTGCAAATCAAGATCGATCTAAGCGCGGATTCCCTGTCCAAAGCTCTTGACCGGTTAGAGGGATATCGGAAAAAAGTTTCCGATGCGGCTGAAACGATTGTGCAAACTCTGACAGAATCCGGTACGGAGCAGGCGAAGGAATTTGCTATGTACATGAATGCCTATGATTCCGGTGCGCTGGTCAATGGGATTGTAGGGAGAACATTTGGAAAGACCGGAGAAATTGCCGCTACGGCTCCACACAGCGCTTTCGTGGAATTTGGGACTGGCGTCATGGGAAAGGGAAGCCAGCATCCGAATCCCGGCCTTGCGGGTTGGAAGTACGATGTCAACAACCACGGGGAATCCGGTTGGTGGTATCTTGGGGATGACGGAGAATGGCATTGGACAAAGGGCATGCCAAGCCGCCCGTATATGTATGACACTGCGCAAATTCTACGGGAGAGCATACCGTATGTTGCAAAAGAGGTGATTGACGACGATTGATATTGAGAGCTTTATCTTTTCAAGAATCGCCACGGTCCTTCGAGAGCGCTACGGTGCGTATGTCACAGGAGAGTATACGGACTCACCGGCGAAGTTCCCATCTGTGACCATTGCAGAGGCTTCCAATACTGTGCTGCAGAAAATGCGTACCAGAAACATCGAGAATGCAGCAACGGTTCTGTATGAAGTAAATATTTACAGCAACAAAGTCGGGTATGGAAAAATGGAAGCGAAAGAGCTGCTGCAAACTGTGGATGAAGAGTTTTCCAAACTGAACTTTACACGTATTTTGATGAACCCGGTGGCAAATTTGAATGATGCCACCATTTACCGTATTGTCGCACGGTATCAAGCCGTTGTCGATAAAGAGTATAGAATCTATACAAATTGAGTGGGCTGACAGTGCCAAGTGCCATAGTGCCAAGTGCCTCCCAACCATCTAAAGGAGGAAATTAAAATGAGCATTCAACTGAGCACTGCCGGCGTAACTATGAAGTACGCCGTGGAAGCGACCTCTGGCACCCGTCCTACGACAGGCTATACTGAGGTCCCGGAACTGAAAGCAATCCCAGAAATGAACCCTGAACCGGATACGCTGGAAACAACCAACCTGAAAGAAACGGAATACAAAACCTACATTGCTGGCCTAAAAGATCTTGGCGGCGCGCTGGGCTTCACAATCAACTTGACAAAAGACAGTCTGGCCGCATGGAGCACTATGGTTGAGGCGTATGACGAAGCGGCCGGAGAGGGGAAGGCAATGTGGTTCTGTATTGATGTGCCCGGTCTTGCGAAGGATCTGTTCTTTACAGGCCAGCCTACGCCGCTTGGACTTCCCGGTATGGAGGTCAACAATGTGCTGGAAGCGACGGCCTATATTACGCCGACCAATGCCCCTGTTTGGGACGCAAAGCTTTCAGAGGTCTAATACATCGTGAAAAGGAGTTTTGAGCCATGAGCAAAATGAATGAAGAACGCGTAAACCCGATCCGGATCACCGTGGACGGGACTGTTTATGAGCTGGACTTTTCCAGGGAAAGTGTTGCCTTTGCAGAGCAGCGCGGCTTTAAGGCGGAAGATGTAATCGCATTCCCGAACACAAAAGTTCCGGAGCTGTTTTTCTATGCGCTGCGCAAGAATCACAAATTCATTGCCCGGACACAAAGCGACAAGCTTCTGGAGTCCATCGGCGGCATGACTGTTGCCATGATGGAACGCCTGATGCAGCTCTATAACCAGACTGCATATGCCCATCGCGTTATCACAGACGAGGAATTGGCAAAAAACTCCAATGTGACAGTGGAAATGTAATTTCGCTGTCGGAACTGTTTGAACGGGAATGTCCCTATTATCTTTCCATTGGAATGACTTGGGATCAATACTGGAACGGCGATGTCTGGATCATTGAACAATACCTTGCGGCGGAACGCATAAGGCAGGAACGTATCAATCAGGATGCATGGCTGCAGGGCATGTACATTTATGAAGCGGTTCTGGATGCAGCGCCGGTGCTTCATGCATTTGCCAAAAAAGGGACGAAGCCGAATCCATACAGCGATAAGCCTTATTCGTTCCGAAAAGGAAAAGAGCCGGACGAGACGCAGATTGAAAATGAGCGCTTGAAGGCGAGCCTTTTCTTTGAGAACTGGGCCAGAGCAAACCGGAAGATCGGATAATTTCCATCCATTCCAATAAATTGCACCTTGACAACCGAATATATGGATAGCGGAGATTTTGATTTAGAATCTACCATTTGAGAGGTTACGCATGGCGGGATATGCCCCCGCTGTCTCTCACAACATTGGTTGAACGCCAGGGATAGGTCGACGGGCCGAAAAGGGAGGTGCCACCTTACTCCCCTGCCCTGGGTCAACATATAAGGTGAAAACAAGAATTTAGAAAGGCGGTATATACTTGAATGACCTGATGATTTTGAATATCAGCGGTATTGAGTGCTTTGAAAAGGACGGAACTGCTTATCTGAAATTGGAAACCGTGGCCCGTGGACTTGGTTTTACAAAAACAGAAATTAAGAACGGTGTAGAGTACAACACGGTTCGTTGGGAGCGTGTATTTGGATTTTTGGATGAAATTGGTTTCGACCACAAGTGGGCGAAAGACGGTTATATTCCCGAAAATGTCTTCTATCGTCTCGCTATGAAAGCCAAGAATGAAACAGCGGAGAAATTTCAGGCAAAGATTGCCGACGAGGTAATCCCCTCCATCCGCAGGCACGGGGCTTATATGACTTCCGACACGATCGACAAGATGATAAACTCTCCTGAGTTTGGCATCAAACTGCTTACTGCGCTAAAAGACGAGCAGGACAAACGGAAGTCTTTGGAAGCCGAGCTGGATCGCAGCAAAGAATGGTATTCCATCAAACGAGTAGCACATATGAACGGCGTATCTCACAAGGCATTCGATTGGAGGAAGCTCAAGATTGAAAGCCAACGCCAGGGCTATGGGGTAAAAAAGATTTTCGACGCTAACTATGGGACCATTAACGTTTACCACATGAACGTTTGGGAGAAGGTTTATCCGCTGATGGAACTTTAAATGTTTTGATTGATTCTGTATTCCTCTTGTGCTATAGTCGATTCAGGGATTTTCCCTAAATTGGAAAGAGAGGAAGAACGAACATGGAGAAGATGAAGAAATGTAAAGCATGTGGAGCAGATATTGCGAAATCTGCGAAGATTTGCCCACACTGTGGGGCAAAGAACGGTGGTTCTAAAATACCGCTGATTATTGTAATTGTTATTGTTCTTTTGATTGTTATTGCAGCAATTGGCGGAAGTGGAAATTCAACCCCTCAAAAAGTAAATGGCGATGGATCTTCTGTAAATGAAGAAGTAACAATTAAATCCGAAGAAGATGTTCAAAGCACAGACCAAATTCAAACGGGTCTAAGAGATTATCAAACTATTTTGGACGATTATTCAGAAAGAATCAGGGACGCTGTTCCTGGATTGATAGAGGAATACAACACAGAGGCCACAAAAAACACAGAGGGACTTCAAGGGCTTGCGACATTAAGCAACGAAAAGATAAGCGAACTGGCCGAAATATCGAACGATGGCATTTCTGAAATGGCTGAATATTATTATCACACCGGAAGCGGATCGTATGATGAATATGAAGAGTGGGCCGGAAAGCTGATGGACGTTTACATGGAAGAGGCCGCAAAGATTCAAGAAGCGTATATGGATTCAGCAACGTAAAGCTTGTTATACTGCTATAGATTTAATTGCCCTCCGCAATTTAAAAGAGGGGGAGGAGGGGATTCCCTCCAATACATAAGGAGGAAGAAAGTATGAAACAGAACTTAAAAGGCTTTGTGACAGGAATCATTGTGTCTGCACTTGTTTTCTCCACGGTTGGAACCGCTTTCGCCAAAAGCGGAACTATTCAGAAGGAACTTGAGTACAACAACATTAGTGTCATGCTTGACGGGAAAAAACTGGACCTTAGGGATGCAAAGGGTAACTCTGTTGAACCGTTTATGTTTGATGGGACAAATTATTTGCCTGTACGCGCATTGGCTGAAGCTCTTGGACTGAATGTGACTTGGGATGGAACAACTCAGACTGTAAAGCTGAGTAGTACCACAGATGGAGAAAAAACTACAAACACCGGGAGCTATACAGATGGAAAAAACCATGATATTGAAATAACTGGAGCAACACTGTCTTATAGTTATAGTATTCCTACTTTATACTTGGATTTCAAAAATAATACAAATCAAAATATAAAAAGATTTGATATTTACGTTCTTTGTTATGATGCTTACGGGAATCAAATCGGAAGTCTATATAAGGGTTATAACGTAGAAACATTACCAGCAAATGAGTCTGGAAGCCAATATTGGGATTTAGTATTATATAATGGGGTACAAGAGGTAAGATTTGGAGTATATAAATATGTAACAGAAGATGGGGCTATTGTTGAGATACCAGAAGATTCTATTAAGTGGTGGAAAAAGGCATATTAAAAAATTAGATATGCACAAAATGATTTTTTTATAATTACGATTAATTGCCCTCCGCGCTATTTGAGTGGAGGGCAATTTTTTTAAGGAAACCGCTTGACTTCTGGTAGTGCATAATATATTATATAAGCACGACCAAAAGTGAGGTGATTTGAATGTCCCCGAGGGCAGGTCGACCGCCGAAAGGTGAGCAATCAAGAACTGGGAAAATCACAATTCGAGTTTCAGAACAAGAGGCACAAAAAATTCAAGAATGTGCTGACAAAATGAACTCAACTCGAACAGATGCAATAATGGCAGGAATTGATTTGCTCAAAGCGGATTTAGACAAAAAATAGAAGTAGCCCGCTACCGTGGAAAGTTTCGGACTACTTCAATCACCAGAGGTTCCCCACTGGATAAATCTATTCTATCATAGTGGGAATCTTTAATCAACAGGAGGTTTCCCATGAACGAAAGAAACAGTATTCAAGAATTGCTCAATCAGTTGGCGAACAGCGAACATTGGGTCAAGCGCATTGCCGCCGCCTATTTGGGTGTGAGGCCGGATCAAGTGGTTATCACGGTGAAGGAGGGCAGCGAAGATTAAGGGAAGAAATCATTTCGCTGCGCAATTCTGCAGCTGACGATTAAAAAGAGAGGTGCTCCACAAAGATGTTTGGCGACATCGGAGCACCCTCAGTTTAAGGTCAAGCATGTGATGAAGATTGACTTATTAGGAGGTAACCACATGAAGAGTGGAAACATTTCTCGCATGGAGAACGTCGCAAGATATGAGGCGACGGAAAATAAACTCACTCAGATCAATGCAATGTTCCAAATTATTTTGGAAAACATTTTCAGTTTTGACACGATTGAATTGAAAGAAGGAACAAGGGAAGAACTTGAAAAAGCTGCAGCTCTGTGCGCCAGTTATCCAACATGGCGGGAAGCCTTGCAAATGCTGAATGAGAACATCAGCGATCTGCGGGACGAGGTTGCAAACTATGCATTCCTCTGTGAAATGGAGGCCTGACATGAACGAACTTAAAGTTTTTAATTTCCGCGATGTGGACGTAGTAGACAGCAGGGACGTAGCGCAGATGGTAGGGCGAAGCCATAACGAACTTCTTAAGAGTATCCGCACTTACCAACAGTATTTAGCCGAGGGGAATTTCCCCCACGGCGCATTCTTCATCGGAAACAGCTACATCGATAACAACAATCAGGAACGCCCGTGTTTTTTAATTACTAAAAAGGGTTGTGATATGATTGCAAATAAGATGCCCGGAAAGAAAGGCGTATTGTTTACAGCGGCCTATGTCACTGCTTTTGAGAAGATGAACGAGCAGTTGAAACCACACACCCGCATCTCTCAAGAGGTTTCTCCAAACGGCCTTGCTAATCTGGTTCGCATCACAAGAAGGGTAATGCTGGATATGGGAAGCACACCGCAGCAAGTAGGCTATATGGTTAAGGATATGTTTTCCACTTGGAACGTTCCGATTCCTGCGTCTCTTGAAATGCAGTGTCCCGGACAGATCTGCTTAACGGCATTTCAGCAGCCGCCTCTTTTAGCGGAATAACATTTAATAATCGAGATCCCCGCTATCCATATATTCGGATGGCGGGGATTTTATAGTTTCAGAAAGAAGGCGCATGGATGTGAGGGAAGATTGGTCTGAATATTGGGCTGGTAAGGAAAAAGAATTAACGCAAACGGAAAGGCTTGGCTTGGCGTATTGCAGGCTTAATTGCTGGGAATGGGATGACTTTATTGGAGAGAAGCCAAAAGATTTTGATAAATGCGCGTATTCGAGCAAAAACCCGATTATAAGATTCCTAAAAGGCCAACATTCCAAATCATATTATATCACGCCGGCAGTACGGGCAATTGAGAAAGCAATAGGTGAAGCAGAAGTCAGCAGATGTTGGTGGAAATTTACTCTTGGAAGGACAGATAAAGAATGGGCAGAGTGGTATTTCTCAACACAACACCTTTAAACATTTAACGCAATAAACATTGTGATTATCGCGGTGAATATAGAAACAGTAATAGGAACAGCCACAGATTTAAACAGGAATGACGCAGAACGCAATAATATGGATTGCGTAGTATGCCATCCTTTATGACGAACATGCACCTGGAACGATGAAAAAGTTGATTTATTGTCGTAGGATATATAGTCATCATCTAACAAATCATTGAGAGCAGAGGTTAAAGAATGTTTAAATTTTGATATATCAACTTCTTTTGTATCCTTATTATTGATTGGATTTGTTTTTACGACCATTTCTTTTAAGAAAATAGAAACATTATTATCCTCGTATATTTGGGCTTTTTTCAAAAGATGTAATAAAAATAGTGATTGTATAGTCATTATATCACTCCTATTCCACGTGATTTTAGCACAAGAGAAAAGTAGGAGCAATAGATACACCAGTGCCAAGTGCCTCTCCCTTGATGGAGCTAACAGTGCCAAGTGCCATTTATTTTACCGAAAGGGGGAATTGGCACATGGCAGAGGCTACAATTGACAGCATCAAAATTGAGATCAGCGCATCGTCCGATGCTGCGGCTGAAAATATCAAAAAGCTGTCCGAGGCACTGAAGGAACTGAAAACGAGCACCAGCGGTGGTGTCCGCGGATTAAACACGATCAAGAAACAGCTGGAAGGGCTGAAAACCGCCTTGTCTGGAGCGGACAATTCCGGAACAAAGCTATCTAAAATTGCAAAGGGACTCAAAGCTCTTTCTGAAGTTCAAAAGTCGAGCGGACTTAGCTCTACGCTTAATGCGATGGCTAAGCTTCCTAATATTCTTACACCAAATATGGATGGGGCTGATAAAAAACTCTCTAAAATTGCAAAAGGATTAAATGCGCTTTCAAGTGTACAAAAAGCCAGTGGGTTAAATTCGACGCTCAATGCACTGGGAAAACTTCCGGATATTTCGAGCAAGCTTGCTCCAATGGACATGGACAAATTTGCTCAGTCCATCAAGAAAGTTGCTGCGGCGCTTTCTCCGTTGGCTACGGAAATGGAAAAAGTGTCGAAGGGATTTGCAGCATTTCCAATCCGCATTCAGAAGATCATTCAAAGCAATTCCGGTTTGACGGCATCCAATAAAAAGGCGGCAGACAGTTTTAACAGCGTCGGAAAATTCAGCTTGAAAAGCATTGCCAACCTTACTTTGTTTGGATTTGGGATTAATGCTGTTGCCGATGTACTAAGCGGGTTTATTACAAATATCAACGCCTATGTGGAAAATATGAATCTGTTTTCCGTTTCTATGGGCGAATATTACAGCGAAGCGATGGAATATGCAGAGCTGGTGCAAAGCAAACTCGGCATTGATATTTCTGAATGGACGAGAAACCAGGGCATTTTTATGTCAATGGCAAAGGGCTTTGGCCTTGCAAACGATCAGGCCTATAACCTGTCCAAAGGGCTGACTGAACTTTCCTACGATATTTCTTCGTTCTTCAATATCAGTCTGGATGCGGTTGGTGACGGCGCGTTTGCGAAAGTCCAGTCCGGTATTTCGGGTGAATTGGAACCGCTTCGCAGGCTCGGATATGCGCTGGATGAAGCAACACTTCAGCAGGTAGCATATGACCACGGTGTAAACCAGTCGATCCGCACGATGACACAGGCGCAGAAAGCCATCATTCGCTATACAGCGATTGTGGAGCAGTCTGCCCGCATGGGCGTCATTGGAGATATGGCAAAAACACTGGAGTCCCCGGCAAATGCACTTCGTATTCTACATATGGAATTTAAGTCGCTGTCCCGCGCCATCGGAAGTATTTTTATTCCTGCTTTGGTGAAGATCATTCCAGTTGTGCAGGCGGTCGTAGAAGTTTTGACTGAATTCGCACAGGCGCTGGCAAAGCTGTTCGGCTTCAAGATGACAGACTGGTCTTACTCTGATTGGGAAGGCATGGGCAATGCGATTGATTTTGGCGCTGGGGCGGCAGATGACATGGCAGACGGCATGTCCGATGCGGCAGCGGCGGCAAAGAAGCTGAAAGATTATACGCTTGGGATTGACGAATTAAATATTATTAAGCCCGATACAGGGGCAGGCGCTTCCGGCGGCAGTGGTGCAGCGGGCGGCGCTGGATGGGAAAAAGACTGGGATCTGGATAGTGTTTGGGATGAATCTGTGCTTAAAAACATTACCAGACAAGTGGACGAGCTAAAAGATAAATTGCGTGGGGTTTTAACTGTAGTTGGCCTTGTCGGAGCTGGATTACTGGCTATGAAACTTTCTCCGTACATTATGAGCGGTATTGAATTGTTGAAAGCTGGTTTGAAAGAAGCTTATGGAAGAGCGCTTTTACTGAAAAGCGCATTAACCGGAATGAGCTTACACGGAATAATTGCTCAGATTCCTGTTTTGCTTGGGCTATCTACTATGGCCATGAAAATTGCCCCGTTTGCAGCAGCAATTGCGGTTATTGCAATTCGTTTTAAGGATTTGTATGACAACAGCGAAACTTTCCGGAAAGGATTGGCGCGCATAGACAATCTTGCCCGATCTACCTTTTATATTATTCGGTCTGCAGTTGGAGACGTAATTGATAAGTTAAAAGAAGCCGGTCTGGCAGTACTTGATTTGCTCCCGGAAGGGCTACGGGAAAAAGTTATAGGGGTCATTGAATCAATCGGGAATTTTATCAGTTCTCTTGATCTTGATTTGGGAGACTTACTTACGACACTGGCCGGAATAGCACTACTGTTTGTTCCTGGAGGGCAGATCGCAGGTGCAGCGGTTTTGGCTTTTGAAGGAATTTCCATTGCGATCCGGGCACTTGGCGATGTCAGTAATGAACAGTGGCAGCAGATGTATCAAACTGCAATGTCTGCTGTCCGAGGAATGGTCGATGAAGTAGTCGGATACATAGGAAATTTGATTCGGGCATTTGCGACAGCAATCAGTGGCATTTACAACATTATCAGTGGATTTCTGAGCGGAGATTGGACAAAAGTTTGGTATGGTATAAAGCAAGTTGCTGCTGGTGCCTTTACTGCCATACTTTCTACTGGAGAGTTAGTGTTCAATACAATCAACGCTGTTGCAAAAGCTGTGTTTGGAGTTGATTTGAAAGCTGTAATTGAGAGTATCCCATCTTTTTTCATCAATACCTTTAACAATATCAAAGCAGGCGTAACTGTAATTATTACTACAATTGTAAATGACATTAAGGGGATTTTGGGCGGAATTATAACGTTTCTGAAAGGTGTTTTTACATTAGATTGGGAAACAGCATGGGATGGAATCAAGCAGGTAGTGGACAGTGCTGTCGATTTAATTTTCAATATTGAAACTTGGAAGCAGATTGGGAAAGACGCATTGGATGGCTTGTTTCAAGGGCTTGCAGACATTGGCAAAAAAGTTGAAGGTTGGGGAAATTCTCTTCTGAAAGCAATTCTTGAATTCTTCGGAATTAATTCCCCTTCTACAGTGTTCCGAGATGAGGTTGGTGTTTATCTTGGCGAAGGCATTGCAGAGGGCATGATCCAAAGCACACCCGCCATCACAGCGGCAGCGCAGGGGATCGCGGACAGCGTGCAAAAGGTGTTCAATGGAATTTCCTATGACCCCGGTACAAACTACATGGCACTGATTAACGCGGCGAAAGAATCCGGAGATTTTGAAGAGGCTGCGCGGCTGGAAACCATCCGCAATGCGAAAATCGATGGCGAAGGACTCAACTGGGAAAAGACCTTTGATTTCACTGGTGTCACGGATCAGTTCCAGCAGGTGGCAGATCAGTTCAGCGTGCAGACAGATGCAATGAATACCGATTATTCCGAATTTGTCATCCAGACAAAGACTTCTACGGAAAGCATTAAAACGGATGTCCTTGCCTCCATCGAGACGGTAGACACAGCACTGAAGACTTTTATCACACAGACAACAAATAACTTCCGCACAATGGCGAAACAGAGCAACGCGCAAATTCAGTCCATTATCAGTGCTCTCAATGCAATTCCTCGCAACATTACAACCGTACATACGATTGTGACCCGGAGCGTTTCAGGCGGATCTGGGAGCACAAAGGGATATGCTTCCGGCGGATTCCCAGATACAGGGGAACTGTTTTTGGCGCGGGAAGCTGGCCCTGAGTTGGTGGGACAAATCGGGAAGCGCACTGCAGTTGCCAACAACGCGCAGATTGTGGAAGGCATCCGTTACGGTGTGGCCGACGCAAATGCAGAGCAAAACGCTCTTTTGCAGGAGCAGAATGAGCTACTGCGCGCCATCCTAAATAAGTCTGGGGTGTACTTGGACGGGAAGCAGCTCAAGAAATCTGTAGACAAGGCCAGCCGCAGCAGCGGAGCGAATATTTTGATCGGGGGTGTCGTGTAATGCGCTCAATGGTAACGGTAGCAGGGACGGCACTCCCCGAACCGTCGACATACAGTGCTACAACAAGCACAGTGGTGGACAGCGGAAGAAACGTGAAAGGCTATGTCATTGCAAGTGTCATCCGCAGTGGAATTGCAAAGGTGGAACTGAGCTGGAATTTTATATCTGCTCAGGATTGGGCGAATGTGATGTCTCTATTTAACAAAAGTTTTTTCAACAGTGTAACGTTCTTTTGCCAAGATTCCAACAAGTGGGAAACACGGACGATGTATGTTGGAGATAGAACCGCCAGCGTATTTCTTCGCAATCCGGATGGGAGTATCAAAGGGTACACAGGGGCGAAGCTTTCACTGATCGAGGTATAAGCTATGCAGAATGTATCGCAGAAGTGGAAAGACAACCAAGAGCAATATCTTGTGGGGGAAAGCTATGTTGAGATTATCTTGAATGTAGGCGATCCGGAATCACAGGAGGATGCATCGGTCAGTGACAACGGATCAGATGAAATTTCCAATACGCCGCAGATTGTGGACGGTACAGATAAAAACGTGCTTCCATATGCTTTGTTGGAGCTTAACAGCTGGCTCCTAAGCAGCAACCGGATCATTCTTCCGGATGTTCCGCCATATGGGGATACCGGATACATCGGAAATGTTCTCAGCGGTGACGATGGCTCTTTTTCGAGTATTCCAACCATTACGATTTCGTTTTCAAAGCTGTTCACCAGTGTAATTCCAGGCATAACCATTGATTGGGGAATGGCCTATGGAGAGTATGCAGACAGTTTTCTTGTGACGGCATACAGTGGGGAATCTGTATCTGCTTCGGCCACTGTTACGGGGAACCGGAACGTTTCTTCTGTCGTAAATCTGGATATAGAGGAATACGACAAGATCGTCATACAGATTACAAAATGGTGCCTGCCCCACCACAGAGCGAGGATTTCCAACATTCTGGTTGGCATTAAACAGACATATTCCAAAACCGAACTTATGAATTACAGCCACACCATAGAGGTTGATCCCGTTTCTGCTGCGCTTCCAACCATTGAAATCGAGTTTTCGATCTCTAATCTGAACGGGCAGTATAACCCGGATAATCCGCAAGGTGCTGAGAAGTATTTAATGGAGCGGCAGGAGATCACGGCACGTTATGGGTATCTCATCGACGGCGCTATTGAATGGATCCCGGCTGGAACATTTTACATGAGCGAATGGGACACGCCGCAAAACGGCATTACAGCCAGCTTTAAGGCGCGCGATATGCAGGAACTTATGACGGATACTTATTCCGGCCCAGTTGAGGGAACGCTTCTTGAGATTGCGACAGCGGCATTTGAACAGGCTGCGTTGCCAAAGCAGAAAGACGGGAGCAACCGGTGGATCGTTGATACGTCACTTGAAACAATCCATGCTCCTGAGGGGGCAAGCCTGGACGGAAATACAATTGCCGAGGTGCTGCAGTATGTAGCGAACGCGGCCTGTTGTGTGTTCTATCAGGACAGGGGAGGTATTTACCATATTGAACCGCTGCCCAGTGGAGTTACCGATTATGAAATAAACCAGTTCCGAAGCTATGAAAATTCTGAAATCAGCCTCAGCAAGCAATTGAAAGCCGTTTCGATCAATGATGGAGCCGCGGTGGTTTCTTTTGGGAGCGCAGGAGAAACGCAGGATGTGAACAATCCTCTGGTATCGGCTGAACGGGCTGAAACGGTTGCTACATGGATCGGAAACTACTTGAAGAACCGACGCATTCTGAGCGGGGAATTCCGGGCAGATCCGAGATTGGACGCTTTGGATAGGGTGAGCAATGAAAATCAGTTCGCACAGAGCACGGTTCTGGTTACATCCATTAAATACACCTATAATGGAGCATTCCGCGGGACTTATGAAGGCCGGGCGGAAGCATAAAGGAGGAACTTATGTCAGTCAAAAAAGTTCAGTTTTCTATCAATGGGCAGACCTATGATCTGACCTATGATGCGGGAAGCCAGCAGTACAAAGCTACTATTACTGCTCCGTCCACGACCAGCTACAACGAAAATGAAGAACACAAGTTTTACGGGACAGTTACCGCAGAGGACGATGCAGGGAACCGGGTCACAGCGACAAAGGATGAGTTTGAGGAATTAAAGCTACGTGTCCTTGAAAAGGAGAAACCTGTCATTGCGGTAACATATCCGACCGCAGGCGCTTATATCACCAGTGCAGCCCCAGTGTTCAAGTGGAATGTGACGGATACCGGAAGCGGGATTGATACAAGCAGCATTTCAATCAAGATCGATGGGAATACTGCTGTAACAAGCGGGATTGAAACGTCTTCCATTTCCAATGGATATGCCTGTACATATACGCCTTCGGAAGCGCTTGGAGAGGGTTCACATACCGTATATTTCAATGTAAGCGATCACGACGGGAACACTGCAACACAGGCCAGCGTCACATTTACTGTGGATACGATTCCGCCCACGCTGGTTATTACGTCTCCGGCTGAGGGTCTGGTCACCAATCAGAGCAGCATTCTGGTTTCCGGAAACACCAACGACGCAACCTCTTCGCCGGTCACCGTTAAGGTACAGGTGAATGGAGGAATCGCACAGTCGGCAGAGGTCGCACCGGATGGAGCGTTCTCGATTAATGTTACGCTGGCAGAGGGCAGCAATACCATCCGGGTTGTTGCAACTGACAGTGCTGGCAAGAGCACCACGGTAGAGCGGTCGGTTGTACTCGATACGGGCGCTCCGGTGATTACGGCTATTACGTTGACGCCTAATCCTGTAGATGCCGGCGCAACGTATATCGTATCTGTTACTGTGACAGATTCCTGACATGGTCAAACGGGTATATGGGAAATGCGATAACGTTGAGATTGTGTTTACCCTGAATGAGTATACGGGGCGGTGGGAAACCACCGTCCCGGCATCGGAAGATAATACTTATATTTTTGAATTGTGGGCAGAGGATGAGGCAGGGAACCGAACCTATTTTGCAGCTGTCAAGGTCACAGTGGATCTTGATTTGCTTCAATTTCGTTTTTCCGTGTTGGAAGTTGGTGCGGGATTCACAATGGAAGAGGTTTTGGAACTGTTCGGTGCGTCACGCTTCAAAAGCGAAGCATGCATAAAGGATTATTGCAGTTCCTTTTGGATGGATGAGTATAGAGCAGAACTCACACAATATGAGCTGGTTGGAGGGTGAAAATGGAAGAGAAAGTTTTACAGCTTGGAGAGCGCAGAGCAATCACGCTTAAAATCTGGCTGAAAGACAATGCAGCATTTACACCGCAGAATTGCGAATGGGATTTGAGCTATACGGATTCCAAAGAGGCCCAGGGGACGATTCTCCCAGAGCAGGACGGGGCTTATTGGAACTTGCGCTGCGAAATACAGCCTAAACGACGCACGGTATACAACCTTACCTTTACCTTTCAGGTTGGATCGGAAATTGTGAAGAAAGCAATCCGGATTCGGGTGATTTGATATGGCAGAAAAACAGATCCGTTCTGGTCAGTTTTCAGCATGGTCCGGAAGCGAAATTTTACCAGGTGGCCCGAGTTTGCGACCGCGAAATTGGGAGGAACAGGATCAGTTAGGTCTAACTTGGGAACAAATTGATGCGCTGAATTGGGACTGGTATTTGTGGGGCTATGGGTCTGCTGGGCATCTTGAGATTACAGCGGTCAGCCTATCGCCTAATCCGGTGGACTGCGGGGCCACGCTGCAGGTTTCTGTTACAGTGGAGATGGTGTTGACATGATTATAGATGAGCTTATCACAAACAGAACACAGGAAGATGCTTCTTACGCTGCGGAACTGGCTGCAAAAGGGCAGGACATGACTGCGGAAGAATGGGTCGCTTATTTGGCAGGGCTTCGCGGAGCGTATAACTACACTGACCTAAACCGTGTTACAGAGGCAATGGAGTACATCAACGGCCGGCTTTCTGGGTATGGATATGAGACAGGATATCGGGATATTAAAATTCTCCATGATGAATCATTAGACCCATATCGCTGGTATGAAACGGATAAACCTAAGGAAGAGCAAATGGATCAGTATCTTTCCAATGTAAAGGCTATCCGGAGAACGCTTGAATTACCTTCAGATACGCCGAATACTCCGGAAGATATGGAAGCGTTGACATATGAAGAAGCCAACGATATAGAGCAGATCCTTGTAATCGTGGAAGAAATCATGAACCGGGTTATTTCCGGGTTTCGTCGGAGCGGTCAGTTTGCGTTTTGGAGCGGAACGTTGGGGCTTCCATGCGCAGACAGTGATTTCGGTCGTACATGGGAGGAATTAGACAAAATGGAACGAGAGTGGGACGATTTGGAAAACGCAGACTGGTATCTTTTGGCCTATGGAAATTTGGGGGTGACAAAATGACTGATTTAACGTTCCAAGATCCAAAAGGGCTTGTGAATCGTGCAGCATTTAATGAACGGTTTTCAGTTCTGAATGAACTGTATCGGTATTGGTGGAAGCGGATAGGTGTAAATGGATCCATCCAAAAAAGTGACATTACTGCTCCTGTTATCATTGGGGACAAATCTGCAGGCGTATCGATTGCGTATGGTACAGATCTAAAAATTAAATCAGATGGATCTGCAGAGATTGTTGACCCAATTGAATATAAAACCACTTGGATGTCATCCGACGGAGCACAGGAAGCGGCAGAGACGCTTGCATCTTTTGCTCCATGCTATCTGCGAGGCTTAACCGGTGACCCTGGCAATATATATTACCTTCCGAACGGCACAACCTATGGAAAAGAATTCGATCTTCCGCTTCAAACAATATCGTACCAAACAAGTAACGTGTCCTTACAAGTAGACGGCGTTTCTGTAAAAGCACAAAAAGTATCTGTTAGCACAGAAATATCTGATTGGGAATATGTATTCTCTGATAGCCGCAATGCTTATCCTGATAGCGGAGAGAAAAACGGATACGAATATCAATACCTCGGTATTCCGTTTGAGAATGCGAGGGAGGCGCCGAAGATCGTCACAGGAAGCTATACCGGAACCGGGACGTATGGGTCATCTAATCCTAATACGCTTACGTTTGAGTTTGAGCCGAAAATTGTGATTATTGATGTGGACAGTGCACAGTACGGCGCAATGACGGCTGGAATTTATATTTGGGGGAACACGATAATGTCTTCTGTATCTTCTAATGATAGTGCACTTAATATTGTTAGAACTACCGGAAACACCATGTCATGGTACTCGCAAAAATCGATGAACGGCGCACAAGGACAATTTAATATTTCTGGAATAACCTATCGCTATGTCGCCATTTTCTAAAGGGGGAATGACCTATCAAAGATCGTAACGTTGAGTTCCCGAACCGCTACAAATTCACGAAAGTAGAAGGAACGGATGATATTTATGATATTGAACCTGCTCCCGGAGAGGTCGAAGAAGAAGGGGATTATTTCAATAAAGCGAATATGCTGCAGGATGCTACAGCAGAGAAATATGGTTTGGATAACACGGCAGTTCCAAATGGTGTATTTAATCTTCTGTGTGACTCTCCAGAGCACATTGGAGATCTAAAACAAAGCTTACGGAAAGACATAGGAGATCCATGGCTTTTGTGCAATGGTGAGCAGTTCCGCACAGACGATTACCCAGAGCTGGCTAAGTTGTGCAACAAAGAGCTGACGAAGTATCAGACACTCTACGATCTCGGTAAGATTGTCGAAGAAACTCATCCAGGCTATTCTCGCATTTTTCAAATCATTTACGTCAAAGAAAAAGGAAAGTGGTACGTATACTCAAGCAACTTCTATGATGGAAATTATCCGTGGAACTATTTCCGATTGACTATTGTTGATGCTGTAACAGGTGCTGCAGAGGGCCACGAAGTAAAAATATTGAATGAGGACTATAGTTTCTATCTGGACTATGCTTTGATAGCATACAACAATGGACAATTTGCTTCAATGCATTCGTTGGATAGCGACAAAGCGCCTTTAATTTTATGGAGTACGGACGGTTACAATTTTACGGTTGATACACTTGGCAATAAGTTGGCATCTGATTACAAGTACTGGAGTTTCGATTATCTGATTGCATACAATGGAGAATTTGTTGGAGAAGCAATCTATAGGTGGAGTAACGGATACGAAGTGCGAATCTTTCACGCTCCTACTATCGAAGAATTTATCAATGTTTCAACATACCGAGCTACGAAGACGACAATTACAAATAGTTGGAGCCCATTACCAAATGCCAACGAGTGGTATAAAAGAACTGAACAATATGGTCAAGCAATTGTAGAAATGGAGTGGAGCAGTAACAGCTCTTGGTGTCCGCATACCTTAATAGACACTGCTTTTGAACCACACTACTTTGATTCTGCTAAATACACGCGGGATACTGGAACCACTGTCAATATAAGCAATGGCGTTACATTCAGAAAAATTGGAAAGTATTTTTTCATGTTTTCAAACTATGGAAGTGGCGATCAGTATCATGCTTATGGGTACTGCGATACCTATAACGGAACATATAAGTACTGTCCAATGGTTAAAGCGTTTAATAACTTGGATTTTGATTATGATGAAGAAAGCGGCCTGTATTACAGATATCAATTATCTGGAAATAATTTGCAACTCGTCTATGCAACATCTTTGACGGATACAACGGTGACTACGCAGACAATTGCGACTATACCTGGCGACACTAACATTATACAATTCTGGAAGTCTGATCTGTCAATGGGCGGATTGCTGTCTTGTAAAAATGTTATTGTGCAAAATCCGACAGGTGAGCTGGAATCTCCCGTATTACCCACTATAAGTGACTCTACACATTATACCTATGTGAAAGCAAAAGATCGATGATAGATAATTTCCCACCAAAAAGCTGTCTTCAAAAAGAAGTAAACGGTATTTGATGGGCCAATGAAAAAACCGCCCCCCTTTTGGGGAGCGGTACAAGAAAGGACTTGTTCTCGGTGTATCTCTATCAGATCGTTAAAAGAGAAAGGAATCTTTCAAGACACCGATACTGTCCACTGATACTATACCACCATTTATAAAAAATAGCAATGGGGGGGAATCCAAATGAATTACTACTTACATCCAAAGAAAAACGAGAACGGGAGTTATTCCAACTTCCAGAGTACGCCGTTTCGCGGGGCCATCGAACTGACAGAGGAACAGGCGAAAACCTTTCTTGCTTACAATGGTTTTGTGACCATCCAGCGGATTGAGGACGAGGAAACGGGCGAGATCGGAACGCTGGTGGAACCAAACATGGAAGCATGGGAAGCGTGGGTGGCGGCGCAGGCGGAACAGCCGGAAGAGCTGGAACCGGAACAGCCTGTGACATGGGCTGCGATGGCTGCGGCGATCCGGAAAGGAGTGAATGAAATTGACTGATCAGAAGTATGTTCTGGAAACCCTGCGACGTGCAGGGAAATCGGCAGCGGCACAGATCCAGACGGCGGCGCAGGATATGACTGGCACACAGATTTATGCAGAGGATGGATACATACCGGATTTCAAAGCGGCAGCGGAACGGAAGAACATGCTGGAACGGGCGGTTGGATTTGTCTGCAAGTCTTCCGCCGGGCGTGTAGTACGGCTGCTGCAGCCCTATGACAGTTCCGTGTATCCGCAGGATCCGGAGGAGCTTCCCGCGCAGTGGGGCTTTGTCTGGTCAACGGATCCGGAAAAAGCGCTTCCGTTTATCGCGCTGGGCACCAGTCCCTATGCTACCGGTGATTGCTGCACGGAAGGCGGCCATGTGTGGCGTTCGAAGATGGACAACAACACATGGAACCCGAACGAGTATCCCAGCGGCTGGGAAGATCTGGGCGAAGTTACCAGATAAGGGGGGACGCACTTGACGGAATGGGGTGTAGTGGTGGTGCTGATTACGCTCGGCACCTTTGGCATTGCGGTGGTTCGCCCGATCATTACATTGACCAGCACGATTACAACGCTGACGGCAGTAGTGGAGCAGCTCCGAGCGGATGTCAAGGAACAGGAAGAGCACAGCCGGGAGAGCCACAAACGGATTTGGAGCCATAACGACGAACAGGACAAGCAGATCAATGAGCATGAAAAGAAGTTGACGGAACACGAAGGACGCATCCGCAATCTGGAAAAGCGTCATTAAAAGTTTATTACGGGCACTGCCCGTAAAATATATTACAAAGGAGAACGAAAAAATGGGAAAAGCAACTGAAATTATTTTAAGCTACAGCAAAGGCGAGATCACGGTGGAAGAGGCCAACAAGAGACTGGCGGAATGCACGGCGGGTCTGCAGCTGGACCCGATGAAGAACGCGATCACCGGCGCGGAGATGGCGCAGACGCACTCGGACGGCACGCCGGCGGGCACCACGGGCTGGGGCTTCATGAACCACGGTGTTGGCACGCCGGAGAAGATGCACGTCACAGCGGGCAAGCTGGACTATGACACGGGCTTTGATGTGAAAGGTAATGCGCCGAAAGCCACGCTGTACATCGCAGGCTATGCCTTTGCTGTGGTGAGGGATCATATCGAGGTGAAAGTGGATGAAGGTTAATATTCCGGTTCGCCTGAAAAACCCGTGGTTCTGGGTAGGCGTTGTGTCCATTATCATTACGGCGCTTGGCGTGGATCCGCAGCAGTTTGTGAGCTGGGAAAGCCTGGGCGGGTACATTGTGGATGTGCTGAAAAACCCGGTGCAGCTTGTGACGGTGGTGCTGGCGGTACTGGCGGTCTTTATTGATCCAACCACCGCAGGGATCAGCGACAGCTCGCAGGCGCTGCGCTATACCAGCCCCAAAAAGAGCGAATGAAAAAGCCGCCCCTTGAGGGCGGCAGAAATTGACAAAAAGCGGAAACATATGATAAGATAGGCAAAGCCAGTAAGAGCGGCGAGGTTGTTCCCCCATTAAGGGGGTGACCGCATGAACGTGGCAGAAACCATTGCGTTACTTATGCTTGTGATTGCGGCTATCAAGTTAGGCACCGACCTAAAGAAATAACCGCCACCTAATGGCAGCGGCGATTTCCTCGGATTCTAAATTCGATTGGGAACGACCGCCCCGGCAGGCATGCCGCTCTTACTGGCTTTATTCTATCGCAGAGAGCCGCTTTTGTCAACTCATTTGACAGGGCGGCTTTTTTGTTGCCCGGAAAGGAGCGATACATGAGCAAGGTATTTATTGGCGTGGGGCATGGCGGAAGCGATGCTGGCGCTGTGGGCAACGGACTGAAGGAAAAAGAGGTCAATCTCTCCATTGCGCTGCATCTGCGGGAAGAATTGCAGCGCCACGGTGTGACGGTTGGAATCAGTCGAACGGTGGATGAGGACGATCCCACCAGCGAAGAGGTGAAAGAGTGCAACGCATTCGCGCCGGAGTATGCGGTGGACATCCACACTAACGCCGGCGGCGGGGAAGGCTTTGAGGCCTATCACACCCTGAGCGGCGGCCAAGGCAAGGTAATGGCGCAGAACATCGAAGCAGAAGTCATCAAGATCGGGCAGAAAAGCCGGGGATTGAAAACCAGAGCGAACAGTGCGGGCAAGGATTATTTCGGCTTTATCCGGCAGACAAAGTGCCCGGCGGTGATTTTGGAATGCGCGTTCATTGACAGTACGGACGCGCAGAAGATCAATACGGAGGAAAAGCGCAGAACGTTTGCTGCAGCATATGCCAAAGGCGTTTTGAAAACGCTGGGCATTGCATATAGAGAGGAGGTGCAAACCATGACGAAGGAGGAAGCGGAAAAGATTCTGCAGGACAAGGCGGGGCTGGATGCGTATACGATTCAGTTCCTCGGTGCTTACAAGTACGGGGAAGATCTGATGGTAAAGTTGGCAAAGGCGATGAGATAAGAAAGGACGTGGATTATGAGCGCAAGAGTAAAATTACCGGAACCGCTGGGAAAGCTTTTGCGCTCTCAGCTCGAAAAGGCAATCTACGAGTCGGCTTTGCACAAGGATGACGAACTGATTGCCAAGCGAAGAATTATTGATAAATGGGATCAGATTGATGTAGCAGCGGAGCTGGGCTGGTATCGTGGTGCTGTGAGTACCCACGAAAAATATGTATTCCAAAGAGTTGCTGACGTAGCCAAAAGTCTCTACACAAATCAAACATAAATCATACATAACCCCGACTGGGATCAACCCCAGCCGGGGTATTTTTCTGCGACAATATAGGCATGGAGGACGTGGGGATTCAGGGTTGGTACACGTCGCCACCCTCCTCACGATCCTCCTTATTTTTTACATAAGGACGTGTTCAAATGGAAAATGGAAGAGAATTAATTAGCCGTTTAGTGCGATGTGGTTTTACAGAATCAAATGCGACGGATATTTGTCAGAAATATGCCTCAGTTGAAGATTGGGCTGCGCTGGAATCATTTATTCAATCTGCAGAAACTTATCATGACGCAGGAGTGGAGTTATGAATTTTTATAATTATGGAGGATATCCAAATTACGCTCAAATTCCTCCCTCGATTCAGCCTCAATATGCACCGCAGATGACACAGCAGACTCAACAGCAGCCAGCTACTCAACCGCAGGTGAATTTACCCACCTTCAATGTAAGGCCTGTTACAAGCCGTGAGGAAGCGATTGCAAGCCAAATCGATTTTTTTAATCAGGGTACGTTAATGCCAAATCTGGCCAAAGGTGAAATTTATTTGAAGCGTTTTAACAACCAAACGGGTGCTTCAGATATTTTTACGTTCCGCGCTGAACAGGAACAGGCTACCCCTGATTACGCTTCGTCTAAGGATATCCAGGAATTGCAGGAAAAGATTTCTGGACTCCAATCGGAAATTGAAAAATTGAAAAAGCGTGGAAAGGTGGTAAAGGGCAATGATTCCGATGCCGAATAATCCCATGCAAATGCTTATGCAGATGATGCAGGGAGGCGGAAACCCAATGTCGTTTTTTGAACAAATGGGAAGAAACAATCCGCAAGTGCAGCAATTTAATCAGATGATCCGTGGAAAAAATTCAAATCAACTTCGTAGTATGGCAGAAAACATTGCCAAAGAACGCGGGATTGATCTTGACCAGTTTATGAAACAGATGCAGAACACATTCCCAAGAGGCGGGAAGAGATAACAGATTCAAGCATTCTCACTTTTCAGTTTTCGGCCTTGATAAAAACCGAGTGTGATTTTGACACATTCGGCAGTGCGCAGGCCGATGTGATATAACGGAAAAGGAGATAAAATTATGGCTGATGATTCTATGGCTTTGGGCTATGCGCTTGGTCAAGACAGCAACAATGGGAACGGAAATGGCATGTGGGGCGGAGATGGCTGGTGGGCCATTATCCTCTTTGCTATGATCTTCGGCTGGGGCAATGGCGGCTGGGGCGGCTTCGGCGGCAACGGCGGCATCAACAGTCCGGCTGGTCAGGGGGCATTGACACGTGCAGATCTGTGCAGTGAGTTCAATTTTAATGACTTACAGAATGGCGTTCGGGGTGTTCAGCAGGGCATTTGTGACAGCACCTTTGCGCTGAACAACAGCATTAACAATGGCTTCCACGGTGTGGATACTGCGGTGTGCGATCTTGGGTATCAGACGCAGATGGGCTTCAATTCGCTCGGTGCACAGATGGCACAGTGCTGCTGCGATACGCAGACGGCTATTCAAGGTGTTCGGTATGATATGGCTACACAGGCCTGCGATACCCGTAATCTGATCCAGTCTACTACACGGGATATCATCGACGGGCAGAATGCCAACACCCGTGCGATTCTGGATTTCCTGACTCAGGATAAGATCTCCAGCCTGCAGGCAGAGAATCAGTCTCTCAAGTTGGCTGCTTCTCAGGCTAACCAGAACAGCTATTTGACAGCGACGTTGGACGCGCAGACCTCTGAGCTGATCCGTCGGATCAACCCCATGCCCGTGCCCGCCTATCAGGTGCCCGCTCCCTACCCCTATTGCGGGACCTATAACAACGGTTGCGGCTGTGGCTGCTGAACGATTTTGTTGACTTTACCAATATGGTAATTCCGGCTTTGCCGTGACGATTTCGGGGCGGTGGGCTGATGTTCGCCGCCCCTGATTTTTGGAGGTAAAATATATGTCTTGCAAACCTGTATGCTCTCTTTGCTCTCGACTCGTGCTCTCTCAGGCTGTCGCTTTTACCGGCGGAAACTTGGAGATCAATCTACCCGCCGGTTCTTACAACAATGGGGAGAAATACTGTATTGTTGTGGCACAGAGCATCCCTGATGCTGCAACTATTAATGCCCCGGTGTATATTACCATCGGTACAGGAACCACTCTTTACCCACTGACAAAGCGAAATTGTGCGCAGGTTACTGCGTGCGGCATTCGTACCCGCACGCGGTATTCCGTATGTGTTGTGACAACGCCAACAGGAGGATCTTTCCGCATGCTTGGAAGTCCTTGCTGCGCTCCCAATAACAACCTGACTTCCATCGATGGTGGAAGTACAGTTGTTCCTACAGCTGCTGTAAGGGAGGTTTCTAAATGAAGGGTTTAACGAAAATGCTCATGATGAACCGTGAGAAAAGAAACGAACGTGGATATGACTATGATTCATTTTCCCACGAGTATTACCCTCGTGACGATTGGGGCGCCTGGATCGAAGGCCGGTTTCGGGATGACAGAGGACGTGAGCATTACGACAATGGGCGTTATGCGCCTATGAGAAATGAATATATGCCGCCCGTTTATAGAGAGCACTACGAGAATGACGGGAGGTATCGCCCAATGAATAAGATCGGCTTTTCTGCAGAAGAGAACTACAATAGGCCTGAAATTGAAAGGAACTATCGAAGTGATGCCAGTCACAAAGATTTCGCCGAAATGGATTATGGCCGTTACGGGAAAATGACTTCTGGTTATGCGTCTGGTGCGCCTGTATCGTTTAATAAGCAAATGGCAGAAGAGTGGGTATCAGAGATGAAGAACGAAGATGGAAGCACCGGAGGCCATTGGTCCCTTGACCAGGTAAAGCAGCTGATCTCTCAAAAGGGGCTGGACTGCGATCCCTTGAAACTCTGGGTTGCTATGAATGCGGAGTACAGTGATCGATGCGCTGTTAATAAAAAGCACGGAGTCAATACGATCGATTTCTATGTGGACTCTGCAATTGCTTTTTGGCTGAAAGATAAAGATGCTGTACCGGACAAACTGGCAGAATACTACGAAAATATTGTAGAGTAAAAAGATCATCTCTAAGTGTTATTTGTTAGTAATTTGTTAGTAACCTAAAGTGTTTTTAGATGATTTATAATGATTTGAATTTCAAAAAACCATTGATAAATCAAGGAAAATCATTTTCGAACAACCTTGCATATAAGCTGAATATATTTGACGTGCAGGGGGTCACAGGTTCGAGTCCTGTATTCTCCACCAGAAAAACCCGGAAACCGCAATGGTTTCTGGGTTTTCTTCTTTTCTTCTGAAAATGATTTGTTAGTAACACGTTAGTAACCGCAATTTATTCAACAGACTGCACCAATGTTTCAATGTCGATGTGGGTATAAACATTTGCCGTGGTAGAGTAGTCTGCATGGCCAAGAATTTTTTGAAGGATCTCTGGGGGCATACCTTCTTTAACTGCTCTGGATGTGTATGTGTGCCTGGTTGCATGAGGCGTTTTGCGCTTAATTCCAAGCTTATCTAACAGTGGGTAATAATCCCGCTTTCGATAATTAGTATATACCTTTTGGCCTGTGTATCCAGAAAGTAGCAGTGGTCCATCTGCTTGCCGGGAAAAATACTCGAAATGTGCTCTACCTTCTGGACGAATTGGTATGATCCGGTTTCTGCCGGCTTCGGTTTTAGAGCCTCCAACGACATATGTTCCGTGGTAGTCTTTTAGCGGAAGCGAAAATAGTTCCCCAATGCGCATACCAGTTGCCAAGAGCATGAGGACGATCCTTGCTGCTTCGCTTCCGTCTTCTTCAAGCTTTTTGATTTCTTCGTCTGAAAAAATTTCTTTTTCTTTCTTCTTGTTCTCTGGAAGTTGGACAAACTTTGCGAAATTTGTTGTGCATATTTCTTCCCGGATGGCCCATTGATACATTTGAGTAATGAGTTGTTTGTGTTTTGACAAAGTAGAGTAAGACTTTCCAATGTGTTTGTCTATTTCTGCTTGGAAATCTGCAGTGCGTAAGTCTCTAAATTTTCTATTGTGTAGCGGTGCAAATACCTTGAAGGCGATGTTATAGGATGCTATACCGCTCTTCGTAATAGTTTTATAATGTTCCTCACGCCATCCCTGAAAAACTTCTGAAAATGTCATATTATAACGCTCGCTCAGATCTTTCCCAGATAGGTGCTCAAGAGCCTCCAAAGCATCCGTTTTTCGCTCGTAGTATCCAATGATCACTTTATTCTTCGCGGCCACCCAGGGGCGTTTTCTTCGCCCCTGCAGCTTATAGACGGTGCCCGTCCTGTTGGCGCGCTTCAAAGCTTTTCTCTTTTCTGAGATCTGCTTTTTCCCACACATAGGACAATACAATGCACCATTTGGCAAAGTTGCTTTACATTTTGCACATTCCATTGACATTTACCCTCCATAGTGAGTCGCCAAATTTTGCCGCCCCTTTACCCCGTTCGGTGTTCCAGCACCGGGCGTTTTTTATTTGTTTTATATTAATTATCTTAAAATGATAAGTGGTATACCATAGAAAATTAAGATATCTTTTTGGTGATATTCCCATCTTGAAAAATAGAACTTATGTTCTATAATAATAATCAACAGGAACAAATTTTCCAGCCTCGACAAGATCTGACAGAATATAAGCTGGACAGGGCATATAGTACAACTAGAGGCTACAAAATGTGCCAAAATTAGAAAAATTATATAGTTCTGATTGGAAGGAGCACAAACTGGAGGGAGGGCGCAGAATGACGCCGAACGGAGAAAAACTCGAAATGCTTAAAAAAGAGATTAAACTTGTCATGGAGCGGAACAGAAATGAAACATATCTGAAATCACTCCTTACACGTGCCCTCGTCCTCGAAAAACTACATAATAAGTGATAAATAAGGCCCCGGTTTCCCGGGGCCTTATTTTTTTGTAAAGCCGTCTATCAGTTTTCTGATGGCGGCTTTTTCGTCGTCTTCCATAAACCAATATGCCTTAATAATCCGCTTAATAAGATCATCATCAGACATGTGGATCTGCTCCATGACTTCGAGGAACTCCTCGTCCTCGTCCCTCTGGATATGGGGCTCTCCTTCCCCGGTACGCAGCCAGAGTTCGGAGATGTTAAATTCACGGCAGATGTCGGCAATGGTGCGGTCGCTTGGATTGTTTTTCCCAGAACATAGCTCCGAAACAAACGGCTGTGAAAGGTTAAGTCTACGAGCAAACTCAGCCTTTTTGATCCCGGCATCTTTTATACACCACGCAATTCTTTCGTTGATGGTTTCCACATTATTGCACCTCCTGTCTGATATTTATTAAATCACAACGAAGTGAATAAGTCAATAAAAATCTTCGCTGGGCGAATAAAAAGTGTTGACTTATTCGCTGAACTATGGTAAAGTATCGTTAAGCGAAGGAGGTGAACCAATGAGCATAAACCTCGATAGAGTATCCGACGCACAGATTATTGCGGATCGCCTAGTAGGTCTCCCCAAAGAAGCGTTACTTTATATTGCTGGTTACGCCGAGGGGTACCGAGATAGACCTGCACGGAAACGCAAGAAGAAAGAGAGCACCAACGGAGAGAAAGAAGCCCGCCCCCGACGGGGCGGGGGGGGCGAGGGGGGGGAAAGAGAAAGGGCCAGAGGGAGGAGAA